GTGCAGCGTGCTCTTGAGATGACCGCAGGCGTGTTTGGCAACGCCTTTAGTGCAGCGGCAGCAGGCGAAACGTTAGGTGCAACCACGCAAGCCGCGCAACTCGGCAGCATGGCCTTGGGCGCACAGCCGAGCATCCTCACGCCAGAGCAAGAAGCCTCAGTGCGGGGTGTGGTCGGCGAACGTGGCTTCTCTGAGGGTGTGGGAAGAACCATTGCCGATATGGCACTGACTCCGGCACTGGGACCGGTCGGCGCACCGCTGGCAATGGAAGCACTCAGAGGTGTCAATCAGGCGGAGCAAGAAGGGAAACCAATCTATCACTCGGTGAGTGACACGATCAAATCGGGCCAGCATATCTTAAGCTACACGCCACAGTCACAGATCGGCCAAGCCGAGCAGAACGTGCTGCGTGCCTACATCATCGGTAAGGGCGTGGCAGTAGCGTTCGGTGGACTCGTCGGGTTAGGTGTCGGTTCGCTTGCCGTGGGGAGATGGGCACGCAACAGACTCTCCGGGGTTGCACCAGAGGGAGTGAAAGAGATCACCCAGGGAGCCTCACAAGCGGTCAGAGAATTGTTCACTACGGGTGAGATTCCCACAGGCAAGATTCGTGAGTTGGAACTGGCGGCGGCAGCCAACAATACCTCAGTCAACCACGAGGTCAACGAAGCGATTCTGAAACACACGCCCGCCGTTGTCATCAATCCCAAAACAACAAAGCTGACAATCACCATGAACAATGGTCAGATTGCCGACGAGGGCACCTTTCCCAAAGCACTGAAGGACGCCATTGAGGCCACAGCCAAGGGCGAACCGCCACCGCTCCAGTTCGGCGAGAGCGCTGCACTCCGAGAGATCGCGAGCATCGAGGGACCGCAGAACAAAGTGAACGCCATCTTCGAGCAGTTCGGCATGGGCATTCGGGTGGTGGATGGACGAGCGGCCAAGGGGTTGCGAGTCACACGGGTCGGCAAAGAGTTCAGTGTGATAGGAGCGGACTTCAAGAAACGATTCACGACGGCAAAGGAGGTCCGACAATTTGTCAACGACTATCCGCTCAGCAGCAACCGCATTGAAGATGCGGCCTACAAAGACCTCTTGGTGCAGGGCAAGAACGGATTTTATCTCACGGCAGAGGTGGTCAACCATGATGCGATGGTCGGGAACCTTTCTGTTACTCCTAACTGGCAGACGGTCTTGCAATACTTCACCAGCAGTCTGCAACCACAGACCGTCAGACTGAAGGACGTAGAAGCGAGGCTCGGCGCACCGCTCCACACCCGTGTGGTGATTCCGATGGAGCGGGCCTACACAGAGTTCCGCGCCTTCAATCAACCCTACCAGGATGAGATCACCCAACTTGTGAAAGGCATCGGCAAACACGGACCCGGCAGCAAGCGCGAGGGCTACGTCCATCTGATGGCCGAGGAACCCGGCAGCTCAGGCTGGAACGATCTCATCAGAGAATACAAACTCGACCCCCAGAAGGCCGAACAGTTCCGCAGCTTGTTCCTCAGAGGCAGTGAAGAGTTCGGTATCGATGGCAACAAGCTCCTCACTCAGATCATCCCTCGGGTACGCGAGACCGGGAGTCTAGAGAAAGCCTTTCCATCGGGCCACCTGCCCAAAGAAGCGGCGTTCTGGGCAGATGATGTCAACTTTGGCAACGTGCCATTTGCCGAAGGAACCGAGCATGACATTGAAGTGTTGGCACGCTCCTTCTTCTCACAGGGCGGCTTCACCATCAAAGCAGGCAAAGCGTGGAGAGAAGCGGTCCAGATTGCCGATGAGTTGATGACGCAACCGTTACCGGCCAATGCTCGCAGCTCGTGGGAGACCTTGGCGATGCAGCGCCAACAGCAACACACCTATCTGGAGCACTACCTGAGAAGTGTGAAAGGGTGGGGCGATCACAGCGACGAGATGGCGATGCGCTGGCTCGGTGTGACCATGCAAAAGCTCAGCGTTGGCTCCGACATTCCCCCGCATCAAGTCACGCAATTAGGCAAGAAAGTCTACGGGGCCATGTACGCCTCCAATTACGCCGCGCACTTTGGCTTCCGGCTCAGCGCGATTGGCAAACAATGGTTGCAACTGGTGCAGAGCACCTACCCGCATTTCGGCGGGCCAGAGACTACACGCGCAATCAACTCTCTCTTCGGCAAGGGCGGGCAAGCCCAACGCCAACGCATTGCCGAGGCCGGAGCGCTCCTTGATACGCCGATTATGACCGAGGCAGACGCGGGACCTATGGCTGACTGGCTGCAATGGAGCGGCAAAGGACTGAGTTGGGCCGACAACTTTAACCGCTTGGTGCCAGGCTCGGCGCAACTCAACCTCATGCGCAGATATCTACCCGGCTACCAGGCGAAAGCTCCGAAAGTCGCACCACGGGGAGTAATGCCCGCGCAAGCCATGCCTCCTCCCATTGGTCCTCCAGCTCCGCCTCCTTTCACCGGGCCGATGATGCCGCCAGGGATACGAGCAGGCGGCGTGGCGATGCGACCCATACAGAGAGCACCAGCAGCAAAACCACCTCCCACCATTACCAACACGCACGCGATGCCCAAGAACTACGGCACGGTCTCGCCCACCTTCCAGAAACAATTCCCGATGGGAACCGAAGTCACGTTTGAGGCAGCGGAAGCAGGCGGACTGCGGCCAGTCAAAGGAACGGTAACCGGCTACATCAGAACCAAGAGCGGAGCGGAGCACGCCACGGTAGCGGAACCCGGCGTACCTAACGGCCACGTTGCCAACGTCGCGATGGGACTCAAGCGGGCAGGTGGACCAGGAGCCAAGCCCGGACCAAAGGGACCCGGCTTGCGACAGCGAGTGATGATGCTGAAGGAACAACGCGAGGCCGAGGGCTTCGTTGAATCCATCCGCACCGAGGTGCCCTACAGTAAGAAGCCGCTTGCTATCCAGGCAATGGAAGATGCCGACATGCAACCGGTGATGATTCCCAATCGTACACCACCACCACCGCCCGAAGTTCCTATTGCCCCGGACATCCCAGAACCGCCCGGCATCTTCAGCCCACTGTGGAAACAGTTTGCTGCTGATACCAAGATCGACCACTTCAACTGGCAGGAACAACAACAGATCAAAACCTTGATCGATAACGGCGAGACCGAGGAAGCTATTAACGTGGCGATCCGCAAGAGCGTAGCCAAGACTCAGTACCTCTATGACATGCCCAACCGCCCACCGGCACTGCACTCCGTAGCTGGCCGATTCGTCGGCCAGTACGCCACTTTTCCCCTCTCCTATATTCAGCAGTTCAGGGACATTTTCACCGGAGGAACACGAACCAACGCGCAACGCATCGCACACGCAACGAGGTGGTTTGCGGCCAACGCACTGGTCAAAGGCAGTGCCGCAGCCATCCTTGGGGCGGAGATGGGTAACTACGTGTTCTTTCAGCCGATGATTGTCTCAGGCGGGCCACGATTCAACTGGTGGTTAGAGGTGCCCAAGATCATGACTGGCTTCAGTCACCAATCAATGCTCGGTCATGTGGAGAAAGCACTTGAGGGCAACATTCCAGGGGCGGGAATGGGGAAGGACATCTACCGGATGATGACGGCGCAAGATTTAGCGGGCGTCGGGCGGGCGGTGTTAAACGTCCCGCCGACCAAAGAAGAGAAGAAGCGGTTAGGCGGACGTTAGGAAGGGGGCAAGCAGAAGCACCCGACTTTCTTATCCGTGAGCAGTTCCTTCTTCAGTACGCCCCGTTGTTTCCCGGTAGTCTTTCTCAGAGCAGCAGGAGCAGGCACGAATTGCAGCGAGCCATTGCTACCATCGACCGGCGAATAGAAGGCAGAGACCGCAGTCGGATACTGCAACGTATAGTTCGAGAAGGGCGCGTCGTGAATCCTGATTTGGAAGCCACAGACTCCCCATAGCAAGCAATCCCAGGTAATGCCGGTTGGATTCAAGAGATCGGTACGAGCTGGCAACTCCGTAGAGGTTACCCCAATGGTCATGAAACCACCGGGGATTTCCCCCACCACGGCGACGAACTGGCGTTCGCCATTAAAGGGTTGGACCCGTAGCTCGGCCTCATTGGCGGTAAAGGTAATGTTCTCGAACTCGACCACAAAGTTCTCGACATCACCGGCAAATCCGCCCCAATCATTGGGAAAGGCAGTGAAGGCATCATAGCTAAAGTGACCGGTGAAGGGGCGACCGGGCAGAATCCCAACATCAAGTTCATTGCAGGGCACCGAGCGACAGACGCCGGTGGTGCCAGTAAAGTAAATGGTGGTTGGGTCGGCTGATGCCAACCCTCCCATAAGTAATGCACAGACACCAATAACCAACGATTGTATTGTCTTCATTGCTCTATTCTACACTGCTCCTTTGTTATTTTATAATTCGCTGATAACTACGCGAGTGAACACGGTTTTTCGTTTGCGATAATGGGTCGCTCGGTAGACCTTACCAAAGGCATAGGCCACAGCACCGCGCGGCCACTTGGCTTTGGTATAGATAACGGTGGGCGTGACGCCCACCGGCACCCGAGCTGAGAACGGACCATCCCAGATCGTGTAGCGTTTCATACTCTACTGAATCTGTAAGACACGTTGCTGGGTGACGATCTCACCACAGGTGTTGACGTTTGGGGCTACCACCAGATCACCACGGAACAATTGACCGGTAAAGAAACTCTGCGCAGAGTTGTAGAGCAGCATGCTGCCGCGATAGATTTTCACGCCGCGTTTGCTCAAGTTATCTAGATCGTAGGTATCGAACTGGACGCAGACTCCCGCCCCGCACGGCGTTTGGCTATAGACCGAAATTTTTGCCACGTTGTTATTGAGGCAGGCGGCATGAGCAGAGCCAGAGAACAGCAGACCAGAAACAAACAATGCAAAGGCAAACTTTTTCACTTGGGTAATCCTTTTCAGTAACAGAGAGGCTTGCTATACTGACCTCTCCTTGTGGTTGGTGTTTTGTGATGAGGGGTTTTCCTCTGGCCCCTCACCACGCTTGCGTGACGCCTTTCCTATTTTACACATCACCTCCTTTCCAGAGATATTTCCTTTCTTGTTGGTGCCGGAATCAGCGGACGCGAGCGCAGTTCCCGGTATGCAATCTCGCGTTTGAGCACGATGTTCCAGTGATCGCGTTCGGTCGGCGACAAGTAGAACAGACCCGGCCCACGAACCGGAATGTTGTAGCGTTTGAGGCACTTTATTACGGTCCAACGTGAGTTTCCTAGCCACACAGCAAGCCAGCCCGACCCGCGTCCTTCCAGAACGTACTTCTGAATGAGCAAGGCTTTCAGGCTGACATACCCACGCAGACGAGCGGCTTCATCCCACTGACGCACCATATTCAGTCCTCCCTCATTGTGAGTAGTTCGTTGTCTTCCACAGACGCGTGCCCATTGCCATTGGTATAGGGCACGCCATTCCTCTCGGTATACTTGCGGCCTTGCGGGGTAATCACCTCATCAATCTTCCCCGCCAGTCTGAGCCCACGGATGGCTTCATCGACTGCTTTGGGAGCCATGTACTGGATCGTGCCGGACATGAGGGTCTCATAATCAAGGCCGTCTGCTTTCTTGGAACGAATCATATCCATCACGCGGTTGGATTCTTTGCCGCTCATACTGGTATTGATCTCACGCAGTGCCTCGGGCATGTGCGGCTCGACCGCATTTAAGATACGTTCGGCCCGCTGCAAGAGATCGGGAGTAAGGATCAGATCGACCTCCTCAGCCAGCGCCAAGAGCATAGCGACTCTCAGTAAGTGATCCGGTTTGCGTTCGAAGTAGCCATTGAGACGGAGATCATTATCGATGTCACGGCAGGAGTGATACCAGTCTTCGTACCAGCGCAGGCCATCCGGAGAGAAGGTGAATTGACCTGAGCGTTTCCGAATACGCGCCAAGAAGTCAGCAAGCTCGCGTTTGATGGTCTTGTCTTGCTCTTTGGGAATAGCGAAGGAGCGTTGCGTTTGTTGCTGGACGATGAGGATGATACGAGCAAGGAAGCCACCACCGAAGCCTTTCTGTGGGATCGCATCGCCGAGGAGATCCATCGTCGAGCACCCAAGCATAACGATACAGACATTATTGAGTTCGATCTTGCCACCGCCTTTGGTGGAATAGGACCAGTAGTTGGGAGCGTCGGCAAAGTCAGTGAGCAGGTCGATCATACCTTCGTTGTAGCGTTGTTTACCGAGCATGACGGTGAGTTCAGAAGCATAGAGGAAGCCTTCGGCGCGTTTGATAATCCTGGTGCCGCTGACCTCGATAGATTCCAAGCGACTAATCAAATCTTCGGGCGTAAATTTCGTACTCATTTGCCGCACGTCGAGCTTTTCCAAGAGGGAGATGCCAATAGAACTAGTGCGGGTCTTTCTACATCTACCCGAGGGGGCAATGAGAAGCGTGTAAAGATTAGGGAACACATTGTAGAACCCCTTACTAATGTAGTAGCGGCGGCCCACGGCAGCACTTAAGACCGTGAGTGCGGTCCAGAACTGGAATCGCAAAGGCCCCTCATGGTTGGCGGTCCACTGAATGTATCTGTTGAGAAAGCCAGATGGTGGCACCCAGTCTTCCCAATCGATTACTTGCATAGGCAAATCCTCCCCCAGAAAATTTACTCTTTGGTCATGAGCATGAGTTGTTGAATCCATTGCAACGCCTGATAACTATTGACCTGACGAGGGACGACACGCAGCACCACATAGCCAAGCAGGAGCGCTTCAGCATCACGCACACGGTCATACTCGTATCCCTCGCCGCTGTTGTGCGCTTTCTTCTCTTTCATCCACGTCCCGCCATCGACTTCCACGAGCAGACGGGTGCCTTTGATGAGAAAATCGGCTCTCACCTGGCGTCTCGGATTAAACTTAAACTGTCGTTCGTACGGGATCTCGCGTACGTCGAGTTGCTCGGCCAAATAATCTTCAGGACCAAGCGTTTCTAGCTTCTGAGTAAGCTTCTTCGGAACCTTCCTACGGACCTTGAACAAGGCCGTTTGATACCACTCCTCACTCACCCCAACATAACCACCCCCCTTCCTTCCTATTCATGCTTTATCAGCAGCATGAGCATGACAATGACAATACAGATCAAGAGAAAGAACCCAGCATCAAGAATCACGTGTGCCCTCCTCTGGGGCACGAGCCGCCAATCCTTCCTCATAGCCAATGGCACGGGCATGGAAGTAGGACCACAGCTCACCGTCTACCTGGCGTAGTACCGGCGCATGGGGCGGCACTCCATCCGGCGTACTCGCAGCAATAAAACCCGGAACAAATACCCAGTCGCCCGTATCGGGAACGTGGTTGGGCATGAAGATATCACAGTCAGGGTTGATATGAACAAAGGATTGCTTGCCCATCGCGATCCGCTCGGGTGCGGCCCCATCGCGCGCGTTCCACACATAAATGTCGGTATTCGATTTCGCTTCGTGGTAGTGCATGACTTTATAGCTATCGGGGTGCATACATATCCTTCTGCATTGGCCTCGTTGGCCCATCAATCCAATGCCATCCATCTTCCTCCAGTACCGTGATCTGCCCAGGCTCAGGCGTGCAGGTCGGCTCTGCGATTGTCTTCCATACGCAGGGCGGTTTGCTTGTACGCCAGCTCACATACATAGCCACACCCGTAATGACCAGAAAAAGAAAGATCAGGAGTTCCTGTAGCGGACGCGTCATGAAAATTCTCCAATCAAACGTTGTTCGTTATCTGTGGTTGTTCCAGGCGGATACGTTCTTTCGGCGGCAGACGTTTCCAGCCTAATACTTCAGTGAGTGCGGCGTCTTCAATAATCAGGTGCCAGGCGATGAGATGTTCTCGTAAGAGCGCAGGCGAGCCGCGTTGAATCTCCCATTTACAGAGGTCGCATTTGCCATAATCGGCATTATACTTTGGCACGATCGCTAAGATTCTCATGGACTTCTCCTAACCGCTCTTTATTCCGCTGCTCAAAGGCCCCGATTTTAAAGCCGACAACAAAGGAAATGATCACCCAGGACAAGGCCCAGAGAATTTCAACCCACGGCATCAGTAGCCTCCCTTGTGGCCTTTTCAAGGCCATCTCCAGTGAGCATCGAGACCAGCGCATCCCAGACCGCAACCGTATAGGCACAGCTCTGCTTGGCTCCTTCCTCAATCAGATCCTCACGCACCCGGTACGGAGCAAGAAGCTCCTCGAAATGGGTATCGTAGGCCGTTGAGTTGCCGTACATGACGGAGAGCGCACCGAGGGCAAAGGGCAGCGGCTTATGGTGCATGACCATCGTATGCCACTGGTGATAGGCAATCACAGAATCAATCGGCGGTCTGGATTCACCACTTGTGGCCTTTCCAAGGCCATGCGCGTCCTCACAATAGCCTGCATGGGTCTTCACCAGACCCTCACAAATGCTCCGCAATAGCTCCTGTTCGGCCCCAGAGACACGCATCATGACAAGCCCAATGCAGTACGGCATGGCGACCAAGAGGTGGTGTTCTTGGGCACCCAGGAGCGCAACCTGGGGCTGCGTAGCTTTGTCCATTGTGGCAAATAATTCGTGCATAGTTTCCCCCCATTTCTCCCCGCCACGTGGCGGGGAGGTTTCGTACACCTAGAAGGGTACGTCTTCCTCAGACTCAGCCGTTGCCTTCATGCCCCGCACTCCAGGGGATTCCTTACCCTTCTGCGGCACCGGATAGAAGCGTTCGATGTCATTCGAGAGTTGTTCACGAAAGACCTTGGTGGTAATAACCGCCATCACTTCAGAGCCATTGATGTCCTTGGTTTCAAAGCCGACGCCGCCAATATGATAGCCACAGGCACGGATGAGGTCAGAGATAAACCCGCCCGCACCCTTCCACAGCGGGAATTTACGCACCAGCTTTTTCCCCCCGGTCTGCACGACGGTATCGGTGAGCGGATCTGCCATCGTCTCCGGACTCAGAATCGTGAAGGTGATCTTTTGCAGGGGCTTACCAAAGTTCGCCTCTGACTTGGAGGTCTCCGGCTCTTGGTTCTCCACCCGCAGCCGGTAGGTACCCGCTGGGTACACTTCAATGCCACCTTCTAAAATATCAATATCTACAAATGCCATGATAGTTTCCTTTTTAGGGTTATTGTTGGTTCGTTACTAGTTGTTGATCGTTCATTTATTGGTTCATTGTGGTTCGTTACGGTTCATATTGGTATTGGTGGGCTGCGTATCATACGGTTCTTCTTGTTCCTTTCCTTCGTTGACATTCTCCACCAGATGGTTCCACTCCTTGGTGTTCTTCAGCCTGGTGGAGCGCATATAGGTCAAGACGGCTTCCACGTCGTCATACGAGAACACGCCGGAGAGCATGACCATGCCATCCCCGAACTGGTATTTGATGACGGGTCGGTTGTTCAGTAGGTCACCATGCGGCTGGATGATCTTGCCGAGCAGTTGCCGGGCTTTGACGATTTTCATTGCGTGGCCTCATCTTCACAGTCAAATATGGTGCGGTCGAGTGATTCTCGATGCGCTACTCCCTCGTCGTGTTGGGTACGGTCGGTGACGCGTATCCACCGCATACAGAGCAGGCAGTATTCCAGCTCCTCATTCATGAGGTCACCGGTTTTCCCCGTGCCTTCTCATCGGCCATCTCCGCCAATCGTGCGTCCGCACGCTGAAGAAATGTCGAGACAGGAGACGGGTTCGCAGACGACGGGTTGGTGAGATCAATAAGGGCCTTGGCGACTCCCTTGTGCGAAAGATTATTGGGGATTCTCAATCTGCTCTTGGCATAGGCAATCCCATCACCAGAAGTTTTGATGTTGTACTCGCCTTGGGCGGTGTTACTGAAGTGATAGACCTCATCGAAATGATGGGGCATGCGGGCCAAGGTGGCATTGGTGAAGTTGGGGACGAGATGCAGAACATTGCCGGTACGCGCCTCATACGTGGCTTTCTCACCGGTCGTGATATAGAGATTGACCGGCAGGCTTCTCAGCGCGGTCACGAAATCCATGATCTTCACATTCAAGCCCTTATAGTCTTCTTGCTCAGGGACGGCATACTCACGTTTCCCTTTGGTCGCTTTCTCCTTGAGCATCTGGTGTTCGAGTTCGCCGAGGTTATCCACACAGATAGTATCACCAAAGCTATGCGGATCGGCAGCAATCTTGGCAACTACCAACATGATTTGGTCATAGGTCAGAGGAGGCCCATCAACCCGGGGCAAGAACTGTAGGGCTGGTTTGTTGGGCAAGCGAGCCAGGGTTTTGAGTCCTCTATCGATGTCGAAGATGAAGGGACGGGGCAAGAACTGCATGAAGTAGGTCTTGCCACTCCCCGAGGGCCCATAGCCGAGGATTTCAAACTTACTGATGGTGTAATCATCAAGCGTGGCGGTTTTCACTGCGGGCATCGGCATCTCCTTTTTCACGCATCAGAGCAATAAAGAGTTCTGCAAGTTTTCGTTCCGTATGTAAGACCGTTTCCGTAATTCCGTTGAGGTCTCCACGGATCAGACGGAGTTGAAGCGACAACTCTCGTATTTCTTTTACCAGCATGTCATCGTCCATCATTTCACCTCACGGAGGCGTCGGTTATAGGCAAGAGCGGCTGCCTGGCTTTGTTTATCCATCTTGTCTTGCATCTCCAATCGTTCACCGATGTAGTCGAGGCAGAACAAGACCGCAGTCAGCACGTCCTCATAGAGAATTGAGTGAGTCTCGGCCAGTTGCCTAGATAAAGATTCCTGGAGCTGACGAACCAAGACGAGATCGTGTTCAGGCGTAGCCATTATTTTCTCCTCCGTAGGCTTTTCGCTGGCTTCTGCTTGGCCTTCGTGGGCATGGGTGCAACCGCCTCCAGCATTTGGCGCAGAAGGCGCAGGAAGCGATGTTCAGTGGGTGATTGGGCAACGATCTCGGCCTCGGTCAAGTTCTTGTCGAGCGCGGCACGATCCATAGGCTTCATTTATTCCTCCTCATCAGACCACGGGCCTGTGGTTTCACTTGGGCTGCTTGGGCTGGTGGTGGATCAGGTTCAGCATCGCGCTCCAAGAACGTAAAGAGATGATCCAGCACCGTACAGAGTCGGATATGTCCCGGGGTGTTGGCGTCCTTCTCGGCCAGGGTTAAGAGCCCACGCAATACCGCTACATCTTCTAATTTCATCTAGTCCTCCTCCTCATTCCTCATATCCCCCTGAGCAGGGGACACGTAATACGACAGGTTGTCCTGGGTTTCGCCCGCACCAAAACACAGACGGTAATAGGGACACTGAGTGAAGTAGTCGTGGCATCTTCTGTCATTCTTGGGAAACGCCTGGACATGCTCGCAGTGCATCTTAAAGCGTCGTACCATCATCAGGTCCTCTTCGAGTTGGTCAATCTGTTTCTGGGTACGGACGATGATATGACGGGCAAACTTGGGCTGGCCAAGGCCGCGTTTGCTGGGCTTGTGTAAGATGTTCAAGAGCACGCCATGTACAGGAGAGCCAAGCAGAATGCTGGCGGCTTTACAGTAACGTGTCACTTGGCTGTTGTTGGAGAACTCGGCAAAGAACTTCTCCGGACTATAGCTGGTGGTTTTATGTTCAAGGACCAGCCGTTGCCCATTGAGGGAGATAAGCCCGTCGATGCGACCCGTGCTGCGAATGCCGGGGAAAATCTCAAGATCAAACTCTTGTTCGGTGCCCAGCGTTTGCCAAGGATCGGGGTCTGCATAGGTCTCACAGTATCCACGGAGCGTACGGAAGACAAAGAAATTCACCTCGTCTTTCTCGTCTTCCATCATATGGTCCATGTGATCATCGAGGTAGGCAAACGCTTCATTGAGCGCACGGACAGCTCGGAGCGGCAATTCTCGTGGATCAATACGTGTTTCGACATAGGTATGCTGAGCGGTGCCGTGGTAGACGGCAAGGGCCGCATGAATGGCAGAGCCCACGACTAAGGGGATACTCGGAGGAGCTTGGAGGCCACGGACCATTTGCCAATAGTATTTTTTCGGGCAGTCCATAAAGAGTTGGTCGGAATGGTGACCGAAGGGCGAGGCCCCGGCCTGGTCAGACCAGTGGATTGGTATGGTGTTGCTCATTGTTGTTGTTCCTTGAGAGTGTAGATGAGGGTCAGGAGGTTTTCGTTGAGTTGTACGAGTTGTTCGACCAATTCACGGCGCAACTCAGTGATCGCCTCACGCACTTCAGTTGCGGCTTCATAGGATTCACTCATTGTGGTTGTTCCTTTCGTTGTGATCTGCGTTTGTTCATGTAGGTTTTCATATAGGCTTGTTTTGTCAGGCGACGCTTGGCAGTTTGCTGACGTTTGTGTATGTCCCAGTTGATTTTCTCCACTAGGTAGTCAATCTCACGTTGAGCGAAGATGCCGACGTGCTTCCAATAGATACGAGTGCCAAGGGCTAGTAACTCCTCTTCTGTCATTGGTGGTTTCATTCATCCGCCTTCCAATTGGCCTGTGGCAGTTCGTTGGGTTGTTTGGCAGAGATCAGTACTTCTACATATTCACCTCCATCAATCAGTGAGCAGTCGCAGTTCTCGTGTTGCTCGCCGGTCCAGATCCGTAAGGGTTTGTCAGCGAGAGCAAGGATTTTCTTGGCAAATTCATGAGAGTTCATAAGGATTTCTTTCTGCTTGTGTGATGGTGCGCACGTAGGAGACTACTTCCCCGAGGTCAATCTTGTCCGTCCATGTACTGTTGGGAGCGCCAGGGAAGGGGCTTACCTCGGTACAGAGAACGGTGGTTCCCGCTGGTGTTTGGTACTCAAAGACACGATACAAGCGGGCTTGCTGAGCGGAATAGACCGCATACTTCTTTGCTGGTTCATTCATGATGGTTTACCTCGCTGCCATATCGATGAAGGGCAGGAGCTTTGAGTAGTTGGGCGGGGCGTGCAAGAATTCGAGCCAGAGACTTAAGAGGAAACAACCAAGAAAGAAGACGAAGCGGAAGGCTCGGTATTCCATGAGGAACAGGAAGGGGACGTAGAGGTAGTCGTACAGCATTGCTATTTCCTTGTATGAGGGCCATGCGGATCATCTGTGTCCGTACTGGTACTGTCATGAGGTTTTCCTGGTGTTATCGACGGCCAGCACGGGACGGCTTTGCTCGCGCAGGTCATCAATGTGAAAAGAGAACGTTTTCCTGATGCTACTCCTCTGGTCCGTACCGGTAGCGATGCGCAAGTACATCTCAAGAAGCGCAGGAACCGCCGAGACCACGCGATGTAAATACTCCGTTGAATGTAAATTGAGAAACACGTTTAAGTCTTCTTCACTGGGGTTGCGCTGAATGAGTTCCCGATAGTCACCAGCAAACGACTTGTGAGGGAAGTCACAGGGTCTCTGTTTGTATCGATGAATACTGAATGGTTTCATGCAGACGCACCTCTAGCGTGGAGCTTGGCAATAGTCCTCTTTCTCTATCTATTGGTGTAGGAAGTAAAGGCTCTAGGAGGCGTGGGCTTCTTGAGATTGTCCCTTGATACGAGCAAGTTCCTCACGCAGCTTGCCGAGCTCGATCTTCTCGGCATTACGCTTCTCTTTGGCGCGCGCAAGAGCACGCGCCTTGAATTGCGGATCCCGGCTCTTCTCTAACTGCTTGATGCGGGTCTCACTGAACTGGACGATCCGCGCCTCTCCGTACTCGTTAATCAATTCCTTTAACCGTTCACTTGTCTGACTCATATGTATCTCCGTGTCCGTACTTGTAGATATATCATTGCATGAATTTGTGTACGTGTCAAGCTATATCCGTGTCCGTATTTGTAAGCAGGATCCCATGTACAGACATGGGACAAGAGGAAAAAAGCCCAATGCATATGCACTGGGCTCTTCTCTGGGGGGGAGCGAGTCCGAAGGACTCGCGTTACTCATCTATTGCAGAATCATATGTCTGTGTCAAATGTGTGAGTGTTACAAGTGAATCCTCATATCTTTTGCCAAGATACTGCAACTTTGCACGTCCACGTTCAAAGGTATAGGTGAGGAGATAGAATCCATCTCTGTGAACATAGGCAATAGTGGAATTAGGAATATTATTTTCACGTTCTAGGTGTATAAGATCGCTTTGCATAATTTGCTTTCGTGTATGTGTTGGTATAGGATGAACCTTACCCCGCCCTTCGGGCGGGCCCCAAGGGAGAGAGCCCTCCCAGAGCAATCTGGTTGGGCTTTTTCTTTTATTTGCCTTTGTTATAGAGCCATTGACGGAAAAGATGATCTTCCTTTTGCTCTTTTTTCTTCGCTCGTGCTATCGCCTGCCTTGCCTCTTGCTGGCTGTCGTACCAGCCTATCGTCTCTCCTTTGTAGGTTGCACGGAATCGTGGCTGATTGTGGCTTCCATAGGGTTTTGTATTCATTGTGGGTGCTCCTTGTGGTTGGTGGGGTTCTTTTATTGTTGCTGGCTAGAAGTTGACCGGCGTATAGCGATAGTTGCAAAACATGTAATGCTTCTCTGGCATTGGCTGGGGCGTTGTTTTATAGAATTTCTCTATGTTCTTTGCCTCTCGACAGGCTTTCGACCATGCCTGTTGTCGTGTTATCCAGTCTGCATCTGACGTAGCAATGTAGAGATAGCCTTTCCAGTCTTTTACTATCTTGTCAGGAAGTTTCATGGTTTTGCTCCTTGGTTGGTTGGGTTGTTGGTGAAGAGTTTCTGAATGTCTTCGTTGGAGAGCGTGTTTAAGAAATCTTGAATGTCTTGCATCTCTTGGGGCTGCGGCGTTCGTCCCAGCACCTTGGCTAACTCGCCCTGTGTGAAACTGCCCGTTTCTTTGATGTACGCCTTCACCCGCTCCACAATCGGTACGTAAGGGGCCGTGTTGGTGAAGAGTTTCCGCATCGCTCTCCGGAAGGCCTCTTTCGTGTTGTAGGTCCGCTTCTTCTCGAACTCCGCGACAAAACTGTCAGGCATACTCGTGAGAACGAAATACTCCACCACTAATTGGTTATGCGCTTGGAGGAATTCATACATCATGAGGCTCCGCTCTCTCTCGGTGAGTAGGTTGAGCTCGCGCCAAAACCAGCCCTCGCCCGTCTCCATGTTCAGTCCGTATTGCATGGCTTTTTCCTATTCCTGGTGCGTGTGATGCGGGAAATACGCCGCAAGCGTCTCTTGTACGTTTGCATTCAGTGCTTCTTCCCATGCGTCTCTGAATTCTGCTGACCCTGGTTTCACATCATCAAAAACATCAACCCCATCCCCTAACCACGCCGTCTCTCCAGATCCGTTGTGGATCAGACAGTAACCGCCCACATGTTCGTGTACTGAGAACGTCTGGACTCTCATGCGTATTTCCTCTCTTCTCGGATTATCAGGTCGTTTGCGTTGTTCTCTGCCTCTTCTTGCTCCCGCTTAAGCGCGCGCTCCCGCGGCCTCGCTATTGCCTCTATCTGCTCTATCCGCTGCCAACTGTAGCCCAGTTCGGTTGCTAGTGCCGTCCACATGTCAAGTAATAGCTGCTCCGCGGCAGCTCCAAGGTCTGGGTCCTCTTGGTATAAATAATCTAAGAAGGTTGGTGTTGATGTCTTCATGATTAGTCTTGCTCCCTAGAGTACGGCGCGAATACGTGCACTTTGCCGTCATCGCCAATGTACAAGTCACACGTCCCGTAAGCCTGCGCTGCTTCTGTCAGTAGCTTTCCCGTTACTTCAGGCCAATCTCCGTCCCAAAAGCCTACCCCATGATGGTTCCTCGTAAACCAGAAATCATGGCCGGCTTGTCTTTCGTCCATTGCTATTGCTGCTGGCCACTCGTTCTGAAACCTCTCGCAATCCTTGTGTATGACTGCTCTCCCCTCAGGTGTGATGTCTTGTTCTGTATATCCCCGATCTTGCAAACTCTCGTCAGAATCGCCGTCACTACTGCTCCATAAAGCCGCCTCTATATACGCTTGTGTGAATACGTCGGTTCGTAGGTGTTCCATTTCTTTGCTCCTTGGTGTTGGTGTGGTTGTTGGTTAGTGCTTTGCCTGCCCCATAGCTATGAGCTGCATCTGATACTCTTCCTCATCAATCCCTAGCTCTTCCCGTATCACGTCCAGTTCCTTCATCGCCGCCCGGTACCTCTTCATGTCATACGCGTTCGCTGCCGCTATCACCTCTCGCTCCTTTGCCGCTATTTGCTCAATCTTGCTCATTGTGATTGTTCCTCTGTGTTGTGTGTGTATCAGTGTTTGAGATTGATGTGTGGGTAATCGCTACAAAGTGTAGTCGAAATTGGCTCCAAAACGGCCATGCGCTATTCTGAATGAGACCTGTGTATTAGCAGATTCACGGAAATTAACAAGGCCAAATAAACGTCGCTACATAGTTTGCTGTGATTGTGAAGTGGACATGACCAGCCGGAATCTTGATTTATTAGTGCGCGTGCATGTTGTTCCTCCTCCCAGGTTTCTTGGTTAAAGTCGCGAATTTGTTGGGAAAACTCGTCGAGTCGGGTTGGTTTGGTGTTGTTCATGTACCTATTCTATGCATGTTTTGTGAATATGTCAAGTGTATGTGAAGGATATTTGGTGTAATTGAGGTAATTCCTGGCATGGATCACCATACTCTCTCATACAAAGTACTTTACCAAGAAGGATGTCACGAAGTGACATCACAGGCAGGAGTGTCTCTAACTGATTGTTATGTGTAACTAATAGTGCTATACACATTTTGTGATATGTATATTAACTGTTAGTTATATTATGTATTGCTGCTGGAGAGTGCGTGTATTGTGGTGTGTAGACGCATGTGTATGTGTAGCTGTATGTGAACTACCTGTGTGTATACGTATGTGAAGAGGGTGCCTGGCCCCCATGTAACTGCGTGTGATCCAAAACCACTCACACGTACAATCGCGCACCATTTTTTCAAAGGTAGTAGATTTGGGCAAGCCAGTTGTGGCCTAGAGCCTCACCAGGGGGAAGGGGAGCCGCGAAGCGGCGACCAGGGAAGCTGCAAGCTGGAGTGCGAATGAAAGTTTGCGAGCGTAGAGAAAGCGAAAAGAAGATGTCCGATAACGTATTGCTCACAAGTAGTGAACAACGAAAGCACAAAAAAACCGCACCCTTATGAGGAATGCGGTCTCGAAATCTCTTTGGTACGATTAGTGCAGTAAGACAGAAGAACTAGTAGTAGTGATTAGTCTCGCCCCAACAAGGTTGTTTCTACCATATTTAACGTTTTCTTGTCAAATATATTTTATGTACATCATCTTTCTATTGATATTGTTAGACTTTCTTTGTCATATTTATTTTCCTGCTTTCATCAAGCCTTCAGTTTTTCCCTTCCCTGCCTCCACCTTTTGGTTAATTGTCACGTATATTATTGTTTCCTAAGGGCTTTTTTGAGATTACTTCATAAAAGTATTTACGTGTATGTTATCTGTGTATATAGGTAAAAATAGAAGTGAAAGAAGGGTTGGAAATGACCCCTCACACTTTGTAGTATTTATCCACACAGCAAGTCCATCCCATACACATCCATTCAATTACTACTACATTACGTAGTACAAACACCTACTTCGCTCTATACTTTTTGGTGTTCCCCGTGTAGGACATGCTCTGTGGACGATCATTTCACGACTCCTAATCGGCTCCGTGACAAACACCGCAATCTTGATGCCTTGGTGAAGATCTGCTTGGAAACCAACGAAGATCCTCTGGTCTTGGCCGCTGAAGCAGGCGTCTCGCCTTCTGCGCTCATCCGCGCCCTCCCCCGGTCCTTCCTGCAACAATTCCTGCCGCCTCATGCAGACGCCGCTTCCCTCCCCCTCCAAGATATCCTCATCCGTCTTGCCTCCAACCATGCCCTCGACGTCGCCGTCACTTCCGTTGTAGGACAAGAGCTCGACGCCCGTACCATGGTCTCTATGTCCAAGGACATCCTCGACCGGGCCTCCGTCGTCGGCCACAAAACTCCTCCCCTCCAGTCTCGTATTACTCTCAACGATGAGTCCCTTGCCAAACTCGCAGAACTAGAAAGGGCATTCGCCCAACAGCAAGTTCCCCCTGGTACCATCGCTCCCGAGTTCCAATCCTTTCACCGCATCGGCAATGGCTCCCTCAGTGAAGAGGAAAGACTCATGGCTTCTCAAGAGGGCTGGAATGGACCCGTACACCCCGTAGTCCGCGATCTCGACTTCGATAAGGACGATTGATCGTGTTGAGGAATTGACCCCCCGTAAATCCAATCCTCGAACGAAAGGGAACAGAAAGCGAAAATGAAGGGTAAAGGCAAAAAGAAGAAACGTGGTGGACTTGGCCCATGCTAGGAGAAAAGGCATGACCACCAACCCCATACGCTGGGATGGATCGCCCGCCACGCTCGATCTCATCCAATCTGGAAACGATGCCCCAGGAGACGTACACGTGAATCCTGACTCCTCCCTCTCCATCCATACCGACGCCCAAGACCTCTTCGTTAACCTCGGCGATTTCATCTCGCAGTCGCCCCAAGGGATCTGGTCAGTCGTTACTCCCTTTGCCCTCGACCCCATTCCGGAGGGCAGGTTGTAGATGGATCTCATCGGCCTCATCATCATCCTTATCGTCGTCGGGGCCGTCCTCTATCTCATCGAACAACTGCTCCCTATCGATCCCAGTATCAAGCTCATTATCCGTGTTGTCATTATCGTCGTCCTCTTGTTGTGGCTGGTCCGTGTCTTCCTCGGCGGTTCCATCCTGCTCCCGAGGGTTGGGTAATGAGGTGGGCCATGACCATACCCATCCCGTTATCGTCGCCTTCGTCTCAGGCATCGTCCTCTATCTCATCTTCTCCGCAACCGTCTTTCCCGATTATGTCAAACGTATGCTCTTCCTCCTTACCCTCCTCGTGCTCCTGCTCCTCCTCTATCAACGATTCTTGGAGTTACCGTGAGTGAAAAACAAAGCAAAGAAGAAACCCCCACGACCCTCGATGAAGCCGCCTATGCCAAGGATACCAAGCTTCGCAATCGCTCGCTGCGGGACCTCCTCGACAAGAAGATTGCCTTCCACCAGGACGAGACGAATCGCCTCATTGCCCTCCGTGATCGCACACCCGGTCAAGTGCTGGACATGGTCGTCCGTGACCTCTCCGATATTCTTCGTATGTGATTATGAGTCGCGCACGCAAATCGAAAATGGCTGTTGTGATGCACGAATGGAAAGCGGGTAAATTGCACTCGGGTTCAAAGAAAGGGCCAAAGGTCCGCAGTCGTCGTCAGGCCGTCGCAATCGGATTAGCAGTTTCAAGGAGACGGAAAAAGAAATGAACGTGGGGCCAGAGCGCATCGATAGTAGCACCTGGGACTTCGGCGATGACCGCATCTATGGCACCGGCCTCGTCGCGGGCAATGACGCCGACGCCCACCGCCTCCGCCTCAAACGGCTCGCCTCCGACTATACCCTGTTCATGGCGTGGGTCATTGGCTTCAATCTCGTCAATACCGGCATTCATGCCGCTATGGCTGCCTGGATGCAGAATGATACCCTCACCAAACTGGGACTGGTTCCCAGAGATTTCTTGAAGACCAGTTTATGGACGATTGCTGACACCGTACGCATCATCTCCACCGAACCCGAGGAAAGGATTCTCATTCGTAATGAAATCCATATCAATGCCCAAAAGTTTCTATATCGCATTAGACGCGTCCCTGAAGGCTGCTCTATATGGCAGTGGCTCTTTCCCGAGCGCATCCCCGACTTTGCCGATAAGTGGAATCAAGACGGGCTTCTCTTTCCCCGAGATGGGGAATATCCAGAGCTCTCTATCGAAGCTATCGGCGTTGGTGGAGCTTCAACGTCTCGGCATTACACCCGAATAAAAGAAGATGACGTGATCGGCAAAGAAGCCCAACGCAGTCCCGCTACCATGCAGATGGCGAAAGACGATCATAACTTGTCCATGCACTTGCTCGTCGATCCCAATACCTCACGCTTGGATACCTACGGGACCCGATGGTCCCCGCACGACCTCTATCAGGACATGATGGAGAAAGAGACCGGGCTTGATATCTTTCACTGCGGTCCGACCGCACCGGACGGCAGTGCACTATTTCCTGCCCGGTTCCCTCTGCTCACCCTGGAGCGTATCCGGCGCAAGATCGGTAACCGGAACTATAGTCTCCAGATCCTCAACCAGACGCCTGCGGAAGGCTTTTTCGAGCTGTCGGCGGCGGATCTCAATACTTACAGTAAAGGTACCGATGCGCTCGGGCGACGGTTCTTTCTTCTTCATGCCCCGGATGGGACGACGCGAAAAGTGTTCCTTCATGACTTGTTCATTTACCAGGTCTTGGACCCGAACGTCTCCAAGAATTCCCAAAGTAGTCGCTCTGCCAACATTGTTGTCGGTCTGGCCAAACCCCAACATGCGATGGACCACTTTCAGATAATCATACTTTCGGCATTAGCAAAGGCCACGACTCCCAAAGGCGCGCTGGAGATGGCGCGTGCGGAATACCTGTTCTGGAAACCGATCATCTTTGCCGTGGAAACCGTTGCCGCCCAAGTCACCATGAAAGAGTGGCTGCTGAGTGCGTATCCCGACATGATGGTGAAAGGCGTGAAACCAGACGGTGGAGCCTCAAAGCTCTCGCGTATCAGAGCCTTCACGCCCTTTGGGGAGAACGGCCATATCTATCTCCATCCCAGCATGACCGAATTCTTGGATGAGTGGGAGAGTTTTCCAACTGGGCTGATGGATCTCTTAGATGCCGCGGCCTACTTGCCCTACGTGTGGACTATACCAACTGTGAGTTCTACTCCCCCGAATCCGAGAGATGAAATCCGCTCTCTGGTGGGAGACGAGGATGACGTGGTGATGCCGCAGACCCAAGGTTACGGCGACGGCAGGGACCAATTCACAGGATACTAATATGGCACAACAATTACCGCATGACATGATTCAATTCTTTCATTATGACCATTTGCCGCCCCATCTGCGGGCGTTGAGTCAGCAATTTGCCGACTTTGCCGATGCATTGGGAGAGGCCTTGCCAGACAATATACACAAGCAAAATGCCTTTGAGTGTTTGCTGGAAGCAAAGCGATGTGCGGTGCAAGCACTGTTGTATGTTCCGAATCAAATTGGACTACCTGACCCGCCACCATTGCCGGAATCAATGACACGGGCAGGATATAAATAATGGCAGACGACAATTACATTGATGTTGTGGTGGACGAGGAGGCGGATGGGGAGGGGCTGGGGGATGCAAGTCTGCGGACCCAAGACGAAAGGCTTGTAACGTACTTAACCGCGCGGCTGGAGGAGTGTGTGCAGTACCGCGAGAATGTACTGATCGGAAGGTTGGAACGGTTATGGGAAATCTATGACGCCGCGCCTAAGTATGCCCAGAAGAATTGGCCGTGGGAGAATGCATCCAATTTGAGTATTGCCCTTGGGGCCACCTACGTGGACCAATTTGTTGCCAAGCACGTCAATGCGCTCAGGAGTCCGACTCCCTTCCTCAGCCTGAGTAGCAAGGTGCCAGAGAATGCCGATAGCGTGCAAGCGCTGTCGGACTATCTGGATCTGGCCGAGAAGTCCTTGTGGAAAGGACAACAGCTGGTCGAGAACTTCGAGCGGGACCGTTGTAAAGTCGGGACCGGTGTGGGATATGTCGGCTTCGTCGATATTCCCTACTTAGTCAGGAGAGATATCACCAGTGGCCCGGCCGAGCCGCAAGGCCGCATCAAACACCCCGACGCCAAATGGATTCCCCGGGAAGACTTCCTCATCACCCCCGGATACGATGACCTCGACAAAGCACCCCTCGTGGGCCATCGGTCGTGGCTGGCTCGCTCCTATCTCCAACGACTCGCCTATGAAAACCAAATCGATATCGACTTCGACAAAGTCAAACCGACGAACAAAAACCAAGATGAAGACGTCCGGGTCGAAGAAGACGTAACCCCCTATGAGATATTTTTTATTAGCTTTTGTTATGATCTTGATGGCGATAATTATCCGGAAGAGTATGAGGGCATCTTCCACTTCGAGTCCAAACAGCTTCTGTATTACGCACCTAACACCCGTGCCTATGGCAAGCGTCCCTATTTCAGTGCTCCTTTCGTGCGACGCGAAGGGGAGTTCGATGGTCTTGGTATCTGCGAACAAGCCGAACACTATCAGTCCGAAGTCTCTACCATCCACAACCAGCGCCGCGATAACGCCACCATTGCCAATAACGTCATGCTCAAGGGTCGCCCCGTCAATGGTATAAATGAATCGACTCGCTGGTATCCTGGTAAAATCTGGCTGGTCAATGACATCAACGACTTAGATGTGCTCGACTTGCCCCGCTCCTATATGTCTACCGTGCAGGATGAAAGTCTCACTATCAGTTTGTTAGAGAGGAGGATAGGCATCTCTGATGCGGCAATCGGACGCGAAAGCACCCTTACCAACCGCGCTGCTGCGACAACTACTATGTTCCTTGCCGAGCAGGGCGCGCAACGAGACGACCTCTCTGTTACTTTGGGACGGGACGCGTTCCAACGCTATGGCGAACTACTGCTTGAAGCCTTCCAGCAAAACGGACTCCCCGACCCCGACGCCGCCACCAGTCCCGAATCCATGCTCGGACAAGAACGCGGTGGCATGGTCCGATCACTATTTGAGCGCTCGGATACCATCCTGGGACTCGTCGGCGTCACCATCGAAGTCAGTACGCGGGCGATCAACAAAGAAATGAGACGGCAGGCTAATGAACGGCTCTATGGTTTGATTATTCAGCACGCCATGGAGATCACCAAGATGTTAGGCGTGGTCTACAATCCGCAGACGCCGCCGCCGGTCAAGGAGTTCTTCATCAATGTGATTCAAGCCGCAGAAAAAGTCCTCAAAGACATCGTTGAGTCCACAGACGCCTACGACTTAAACAGCATGTTTATTAGTGATGACATTGCCAGTTCTATGGCTGGAGGGATGAATGGAAACGAGTCAGCAGCAATGGGTGGAGCTGCACCAGCGAATGGTGCGCCGCTACCAGGAGGCCCGCAACAAGGTGCTCTCCTGCAATAACGAGGAACTGGTGGACGTGCGCGCGGACTTCCGGGCGCTCCATAATCTCTTGGCCGATATTATCGACGCGACCAATGCCGCCTTGGAACACGAAGTGACACCGCCCGCAAATACCGACCCCTCATTTATTCCGGTGCCGCGTGAACGCAAGATTCGGAGTGGAGGATAATCGTGCGTGCGATAGGGAAAAGCTGGCTGCATTGGACGACGCAGCAGAGCCATTTTGGTTTTCGTCCCTCTGGGAAAGCGTGGTCGTGGAAGCCACAGCGGCGGATCTATAGTGGTGAGGTGATCTTGTTTACCTGCTGGCGTTTCTTTTGTGGACCGCACATCAAAGAGTAGGAGTGGAGGCTAGGAGATGCGAAACGGCTCGCCCTTCGACCGTATTCATGACCCGATGACGATCATTGCCGACCCCGTGACCAAGACCATTATTCTTGATGTCGGCACGCTGGTGGTATGGTCCGCCGAGGATGCGCGTGTGCTGGCTGAAAAAATACTGGAATGCGTAAACGAGATGGAGAAGGAGTAATCTATGGCCGATGAACAGCCGATTTGGGAAGAGAAGTACAAACAGCTAGAGGACCAGTACCGTAAAGACATGGGGCTTGCCTATCAGGCATTACAACAGCAGCAGCCGCAACAGGCCCAACCCGAGGAGCCGCTGTGGGATACCAGCGACCCGCAGAAGCTCAAGGGACAAATTGAAGATTCTCTGCGTAAGACCGTGGTCGACACGCTCTCCCCGGTGGTGACCCATTTCTCCGGCAATCAGTTCGAGTCAAACCTCTCGATCCTCAAGGGAGATGCCCGATTTCCCTATGCGGCCAAGTGGGAGAACGAAATTCGCCAGCTCGCCCAACAAGTGCCCGCTGCTCTTTTGGGGAAGCCCGAGACCGTCTCGGGTCTCTATAGTCTGGTCGCCAGTCGGCACCAACAGGAACTTGTGGAAGAAGAAGTACAGAAACGCATGACGGCCCAACAACAGCCGACCGAACCCGACGACGGCGGCGTGGAGGTGGACGATGGGGAAGAAGAAGACGAAGAAGAAAAAGAAAAGCCCAACCAGCCCGTACCACAACGACAACCCGAACCACAACGACAACCACAGCAAGTAGCCCGACCGCAAAGCACCCAGCCCTCACGCAGTGTGCGAGCCCCACAGCAAAAGCTCCGGCTCACCCGCGAGGAAGCCTACATGGCTGAGCAAATGGGTATGTCTCATAAAGAGTATGCATTGGCCAAGAATCTGGGAGATGCCGAGATTTGAGCAAAAGAAAACCCACACCAGCCAAAGCCGGAGTGGGCTCCCTCTTGTTGGGTTGGCCCGAAGGGCCAAGTAAGGTTCAGTATAAAGAGAATGTTATCTATTTGCAAATGAAAGGCAGAAAGGTATGAGTATCAATATCATTGAAGACGAGATCGATAAGAAGCGCCGGGAACTCCTGGAACGGGGTCGAGTCCATCGGGAAGCCCCGTTCTCCCCTCTCGAAGTCAAGAACCCGAAGCCCGGTCGGGTCTATCGTGCGGTCTATGACGATCCCCGCCGTGTTGCCGAAGTCCAGTCCCAGGGTTACCAGTTTCCCAAAGAGAAAGAAGAAGAGTTCGCCGTTGGCGAGCGGAAAGAGAAACGCTTTGTCTACAAGGATACGGTGCTGATGTACACCGATCTCGACTCGTACGCCAAGCGACACGCGCAGTATCGCGCCCAGCTCGATGAGCAAAGCCAAGCGATTCGTGGACTCGCACGCGAGAATATGAACCGGACCCTGGTCGATGAGGGCGGGGCCAATGCCCATAAGGATCATACCTTTGATGAAACCGTTGCGGGTCAAACCCGTAATTATATGACTGAGGAGGAATGAGGAATGGCAACAATTCTACGCAAGCAACTACGGATTGCACGCACTGATAGTGGCACGCCACCAGTGGTCTATGACCTGCCGGAAGCGGTCAATAGCACCTGGAGTGAAGGTAGTCTGCTCATTGTCAATGCTAATGGCGAGCTGACCCTGGCATCCGGTGACGATGACCTTGCCTACTGGGGGATTGCCGAGAACGCCGGTCAGAATGGTACCAATAAACGGGCACGCTGCTATCGTATTACTACCGATTTAGTGTGTGTGGCGAATGAGGTCGGCGCGGCAGCAGCCAACGTCGTTAGTCTGATTGCCGATCATGGACCGATGGGGCTCATTTATGATGATACCCCCAAGCTCTTTCATCTCGACCAGTCCGAGCAAGGTGGTGTGGATGATCGGGTGTTTGTTATTCAGGTCGCGCCAGGCAGTGCGATTGGTGATACCAACACCGAATTTTACTTCAAGTTCTTACCGGCAGCGATTCAAGGCTAATTACTAACTGTTCGTGTACGCTACTGTGCGGAGTGGCGGTAGAGGAGGATGTGACCAGTGGCTAATATCGTTCTAACGACTCCCCAAATAGTACAACTGATTACGCCTGGCCTGAGAAAGGCCATGTTTAGTACAGTTGATACCTTCCCGAAACAATATCGCTCGATCTTTAATATCGTCCCGCAGAAACCCGCCAATAATACCGGCAAGGCATTTTTTGATGATGTGCTGGTCAGGTCCGTTGGTCGCTTGGCACCAAAGGCCGAGTATGCCCCTATCGATTTCGACAACATCGCCGTCGTTGGCACCGTGCGCTACACGCCCTATACTTTTGCCCTCGGAGCACGGATCTCCGAAGAGTCGGTCGAAGATGAAATGTATGGCATCGTGCCCAAGATCGGCTCTGAGCTTGGAGCCGCTGCGCAATATGAGATCGAAATTCAAGCCTTCAAGATCTTGACCTTGGGATTCGGTGTGACCGGTGCGGGCCTGGGCTACAATCCCGTTGGCCCAACAGCGGAATCCCTCTTTAAGGTTGACCACGCGATTGCACGCGGTGGGTCATATCCCAATCGCCCAGCGACCGCGACCGACCTTTCGCAAGCCGCAATCGAAGAAGCACTCACCAACTTCCGCCTGATCGTCAACGAGTCCGGCCTACCCATGCCTAAGACGGGTAGTAAGCTGATCGTTCCACCGCAGCTTGAGTGGATTGCCAAGCGGCTCTTACTCTCGGAGTACGAACCAGATACCGCCAATAACGCCATTAACACCGTTGCCAAGGCATTAAAGTACGAGATTACCCATTACCTTACTGATCCCGGTCAGTGGGTCGTAACGGCAAATACGCACGATTTGAATGTGTGGGTGAGACGCGGCATTCGCACCCAAACCGATCCCGACTTTAACCACGGCGGCGTCAAAACCAAGGTCTCCTTCCGTATCGGCACCGGTCATTCCGGCTGGCGTGGTACCTATAGTTCCCCTGGTTCTTGATTCGTTCTTACAAAAGGAGACACGACTATGGCAGTACGAGCAAATAATGCCGTGCGGGGTGAGACCCGCTTGGGCAATAGGGGCCGCAGTCTACCCAGTATCTTGCATGTCCAGAGTGGACGACCACAGCAAGGGGCGATTCTGGCCTTGGATGCGGTCGCCGCCAACGGAACACGGACCACCATTTACCTGTGGGCTAGCTCAGATGGCAAGATACGAACCGGAACCGCAATTCCGGCCAATACTGAAACCGGTGGGACCGTCATAGGCACCCAAGTCTAACCTCGGTCGGAAGGGGGACAACATGGTTCGTCTCATTCTTGGACTGGTGAGTCTTCTCATCGTCTCAACGGTGAGTTTTGCCGCTAACAATATCCAACGCACGCCGTGGTTGATTGATACGGCAACACCCACGCCGATTGTGACCGGACAAATCCATGTCAGCAGTATGCGCTGGGTCAACGTGACGACGGCGGGTCACAAACTCATTCTCGTTGATCGTGACGGCAGAAAACTCTTTGAAACCACCGCACCGAGCGGGGCAACGGAATACGAATTGCCGTTGGGGTTCTCTAGTAATGCCGGTCTCAGCGTGCAGCGCATTGATTCTGGACTCCTCTATGTAGGATTCGAGTGACATTATGAAGTACATTCTGGGGGTGGTGCTCGCGGTGCTGGCATCGTCAGCACAAGCGGGATGGGTTGGGGGTGGTGGTGGCGGAGGGGGCGGAGTCCGTTACTCGCATCCAACCGATTGTCCCAATGCCGGGTTTGTCGCCAGTCCGTTGGAGGCCTGCGTCCAGCAAAACAACGGCAATATCTATACCTGTAAAACTGCACCGAACTTGGGGGTTGATCCTACTAAGTGTGATATTGCCGGTGATTGGCTCTTAGGTTCAGCAAGTGCGTCAGCAGGCGTCACGACGTGGAATACCCGTTCCGGTGTGGTGAGCCCAGCAACCGGCGATTATACCGCTACCCAGATTACCAATACCGCAACCGGAACCATCGGCAGTACCAATCTGCAAGCCGTACTGACTGAGATCGTGGCCGAGTTCCAGCCGCTCGATACCGACCTCACCCAACTTGCGGGACTGGTGTGTACCACTAACCAAATTCATAAATGGAATGGCAGTGCCTGGGTCTGTGGCAGTGACGTTGATACCGTTGGCGTGGCAACCTTCAATACCCGCAGCGGCACGGTGGTCTCGGCAAGCGGGGATTACACGGCGACCCAGATCGTCAATGTTCCGGGTGTGTCGGTGACGGCGACCGACGTACAAGCGGCGATCAACCAACTCGATACCGGCAAACAACCGCTCATAGCGAATCCCAATCCTTGCCCAGCGGGTACCTATGTTTCGGATACCGCCTCGGATGGTTCGTTGACCTGTACCCAGGTGCAAGCCGGTCAGGTGAGTGCGGTTCCTTCGGTTCCCAACGCCATTGCTGGGACGACCGTCCAAGCCCAGCTTGATGAATTGGGCACCGAACGGCAAATCGGTGATTCCGACCTTACCCAGATCGCCGGGCTCGCCTGTACCGACCAGCAAATTATCAAGAAGTCAGGCACCACCTGGGTCTGTAGTACGGATACTGTGGGCGTGTTGTCGTTTAACACCCGAACAGGAGCCGTGGTTCCCGCAAGTGGTGATTATACAGCCGCGCAAATTACCACGACCACCACGGGTGGGCTGAGTAGTCCCAATGTACAAGCGATGATGGCCGAAATTGAGACCGAGAAGCAGCAACAGGACCCGGATCTGAGCCAGATTGCCGGGTTGGTGTGTGCCGATACGCAGATCATGAAGAAGTCCAGTGGTAACTGGGTCTGCGCGGCTGACAGTGGTGGCGTCGGCGCGGGTGATGTGGGCGGTCCAGCAAGCGCAACCGATAATGCTATTGCTCGTTTCGATAGCACCACCGGCAAACTGATTCAGAACTCCAGCGTTATCATTGATGACAGTGGCAACATCAGTACCGCAGGAACACTCGCATCAGGTGCGGGCAGTAGTAATGCCGGAGTGCTCACACTGACCGCAGGAATCGCACCGAGTGCGGCTGCGGCAACCACCCTGCAGATTCATGCACCGGCAACGGTGACTACACCGTATAATTTTGTCATGCCTTCTGTTCCAGGGACCGGTGTGCTCAAGGTCTCGTCTACCGCAGGAATCACTACTGCGACGATGGCGGCGATTACCGATGCTGACATTCCCAATACCGGTATCACGCTCTCTGATTATCAACCCATTGATCCCGATTTAACAACAGTCGCTGGTCTAACGTGTGGAACCGGGCTTGTCTTAAAGAGTACGGGAACCTCGGGTAGTAACACCTTATGGAGTTGCGGCAGTGATTTGACCGGGGCTGGGAGTGGCGCGGGTGATGTCGATGGGATCTCCGCCGCCACGGGCTGCGTGAGTGCAACCGGCAACGATAGCTACGCCTGTACCATGACGCCCGCAATCACCGCCTATGCCAACAACACGCGCTATGTCATCAAAGCCGGGACACCGAATACGGGACCCGCTACGTTGCAACTCAATAGCATTGCCGGGCCTAAAGCGATTGTGAAGATCGTCAATGACGTGAAGACGCCGCTCGTGACCGGTGACGTGCAAGACGAGATGTGGATGGGACTCGCCTATGACGGCACCGATATGATTCTGCTCAATCCCACGCCGAACATCCAGAACGCCTATAATCTTGGTGGGACAACGCCGTCGATTACTGTGGGTGCCAATGGCTGGCGGATCATGGATCTGACCAGTCCGACAAAAGCCTTTTATCTCTGTGGCGATACCACCTGCACGATCTATCAGCGCCGCTATTATGACACTGGTAACAGCACCTGGGTGACCGAGACCGTTCCGACGAGTGACATGGTGATGACGATTCCCTCGACCAAGAATTGGATTGTCGAACAGTCGGGTGGAGCGGATCTTCTCAAGGTGACTGAGGCCGGTGTCTTTACTGCTGAGCCAGCCACAACGGTAGATTTTGGCTCAGCGGCAATCACCAAACCGAGTAAGTTTGGGACGACTCCTCCCGGTAGTTGCACGACTGGTGAGACCTTCCTTGATACCGATGCCGCTGTCTCAGCGATGTGGCTTGGCTGTTCGGGTGGAACCTTTCAAGTGATTGGCGGAGGTGGTGGTGGTGGAACGGTGACTGCGCCGGTAACGCTCACGCCGCCAACTGCCGATATTCCTAATACCTTGACCATCCAGAACTTTGCGACGACTAACCTCCTCCGTATCGGTACACTTATTGGCACCCCGACGTATGGATCGGTGTATTTCGGTCCGGGGACACCAACGGCGACAAACTACGGAATCGCTGGTGACGGTGCCGACCTCTACCTGAATGGTCCCACATCAACCAACCTTGGCAGCGGCGGCGTGTGGAAAGTAAAGGTCGTGAGCAGCGGTGTGAATGTCTCGTCGATCAGCTTTCCAGAGAACTCTCCAGACGTTGGTCTGAGCCGCGTGTCTGCGAATGTGTTGGAAGTGCGTACCGCGACGGCAGGTCAGAACGCGCCGCTCATTACCGGCTTTCGTGATGGCGGAACAACGACGGTTGGCACCGGGCTCACCATCCGGCGACAGAGTACGGGAACACCGGCGGCTGGATTAGGTAGCAGTCTGCTCTATCAACTCAATTCGAGTTCGACCGCTAACCAGGATGCTGCTCGCATGGATGCGGTGTGGACCGATGCAACGCATGCCACGCGTTCAGCGGCGTTAGTAGCAAATGTGGTATCGAACGGTACCTTCGTGCAATCTGGCCGCTGGCTGCCAAGTGGGCTCGAAGTCCCACGGCTGACGGGAGTGGCAACGGGAACCGATGGCACCTGTAACACGGGTGAATACTGGATTCGCGCCAACTCCAGTGAAACCCAGTGGAAGAAGTGCCAGAACGGAACCATTAGTGCCTTGGATACATTCGGCAGTGGTGGGACGCCAGCCGGTAGTACGACGCAACTTCAGTATAACAACAGCGGCGTCTTTGGCGGTGTGGGTGCGGCGACGTGGAACGGTACGGTATTAACCTTGACTTCACCGGCTGTAATTGGCGGTGTGGATTTAACCCCGAATGATACGAAGACCTGTACAGCAGGTAGCTACAGCGTCTTTGCCGATACGTCCGAGACCGCGCTCAAAGGCTGTAACAATGGAACTGCCGGAGAGATTGAGTTTGTTGATACCCCCTCCACCCTCACCAACAAAACGATTGATGCGACCGATGCGACCAACGTGCTGACGACCACGAGTAAGGTATGGCTACCGGCAGCAAGCTGTCAGGCTGGGGTTGCCAATCTGTTGTGGGACGTGGAAGCCACTAATGTTCCGACTGCGGTCTGTGCTCCGGATTCACTAGGTGTGCAGAAGGGCGTCGCTGATTTTGAACAGACGCCGGAATCCTGTCTGCAAACGACAATCATGTTACCGGCAGATTTCGCCCTTCCCCTTGATGTTCGGTATGTCTGGTACTCTCCGGTGATTAGCGGCAACGTCGCCTTCTGCTCCCAGCTCATCAGCAATGGCGATGGCGAGGTAGACGATGTTGCGTTCCCAGCCCAAGCCTCGGGCAATTGTATAGCCGACACAACCAAACCCACGTCTTTGCAACTCAACTATGCGGACGATCCCGCCGTGACCGCGACCGGGGTTGCCGCTGGCCGACTGCTCCACATCCGTATGTGCCGCAATGTCGATGATACCGGTGGGGTCGTAGACGATTTGGTGGGCAAGGTTCGGTTCATTGGGGCCGAGTTTACCTTCCGCAGAGTCCAGTAACATAGAGTGTGAGATATGTACCGTATCCGAATCTTTCTGCTCGTCGTGTGTGTGCTGCTCCTGCCGGTGCGGACCGGAGCGACCATCCTCTATTCCGCAACCTATGATGACAACACCTATGGTAATACAACCGTATGTCCTGCCTCGCTCCATACGCCGACCGAGAAATGTCCGTCGAACTTTCAGTCGGTCGCCGGATCATCGTACATCAGTATCATTACCGGCAGTCCTACCCCGCGCGTTGGCGCACGCGCGGTGAAGACCTTCTTACCGCAGACGGTGACGGGCTGGATCTATGGAGATTTCTACGCCCCGACTGCTGCTGGTCAGCCGATGGGGGACATTGCCCGGACCGAGTTTGAAATTCAGGGGACGGCGAGTGTCGGTCAGACGCGGTGGTACGGCATGAGCATCTATGTTGACGGCACGAATACCGTGGATTCCAATGCTAACGTCAACCGGGGGCCGGGGATGCTGCAATGGCATACCTTTAAAGATGCCTGCGACATCAACAAATCGCCGCATTTGGGAATGGAACGCAAGGCAGGCAGTGTTTCGACCAAGGATAAGTGGGACGTGTACACCACGTCTGATGCACGCGCATGTACGATTGATAGCCAGTGGGTGCGGAACCGTTACACGCTGGGCGAGTTCGATAAAAACACCTGGCATGACGTCGTTGTTGCGGCCAAGTGGGTCTATGCGGCTGGGCAAGGGGGGTTTCTCAAGATTTGGGTCGATGGTGTTCTTAAGGTCAACTTTACTGGACCTACCACCTATAACGACGTCAACCCACAAATCTTTAAGTGGGGAACATATGCGGCTGACTGGAAGGGCCTTGCGCCAGCGAACGCCGGTGACAAGTACACAGTGCTGTATGATGAGATAAAGATCGCAGATGAAGTAGGCTGTTCGGGTTCCGTTCCTATTAGCGATGCAACCTCCTGTTACAAGGTGGTTGCGCCAGGCGGCACCGCTCCTGTTGATCCCATACCTCCAGTCGAAGGCGCGGTCAGCTATATTGGCAGTGCCAACACCACGGTGACTGCCGGTGGTACCTTCTCTTACAATCATACGGACGGACCCAGTGATGCGTTAGTGGTGGCGGTTGGGCATGCCTATTCAGCAGGCGCGGGGTTAGCCACGCTGACCTACAATGGCGTGGCAATGACCAAGATTGCCGACTCGGAATGCTTGCAGACCGGCTCTCGCTATACCGCTTTTTATTATCTTCTCAATCCAGCAGGCGGGGCACAGAATCTGGTCTGGACGACGAACGGTTCGGGTACTGTGTGGCTCGTGCCGATTTCGTTGCACAACGTGAATCAGACAACGCCCTTTGGCGAGCCTGGCTGTAGTAGTTCGACGGTGGGACAAATCTCTGGATCGGTCAACGTCACCAGTGATGCCGGTGGACTCGTGCTTGATCTCATTGCCAAGAGCAGCCACGTTGAGACTGTTGTCCCCGATGCCGGGCAAACCCTCATTCAGTTTACGACGACTGGCACCACCCAGTTTCGTGATTCCTACAAAGCGACGAGCGAAGCAGGGATAACAACGATGGGCTGGTCATGGGGCAATGCCCGTGGCTTTGCGCTGACAGCACTTCCCGTCAAACCTACCCTCGTCACCTCCTCTTCTCCTATCGCAGAACCTGGACCGGCTGCGTTCGTCTCTGGCACTGGCACTACTGCATCGGTGAGCTGTGACGCAGGCACTGACACGAACCGGGTGTTATATGCTGCGATCGGCCAGCGCACGTCTGCCGTGAGTAGTGTCACCTATAATGGCGTGCCGCTCACGCTGGTCACGTCGCAAACAACCTTATCGACGCTGGGTTTGTACATCTACCGATTGGTCGCTCCCCCCACCGGCGTCAATACGCTGACCGTGACGTTGGGGAGTTCGTCGGCAGAGATCGCCCTCATGTGCTTGCCCTACAGCGGCGTCAATCAGGTCACGCCGGATACCTTCACCGGCGCGATCGGCACGACGATGCCTGCGACCCTGACCGCAACCGGTACGACTGGGGGTTCGCTCTTGGGTATTGTGTGGGCTGCGTTGGGCGGCAGTACGACCTTCACGGCAAACCAGACCGGCCTCTCCACGCAAAACAATCTGTATACCAACACCCGAACCCTGGCGGCGCAGTTTGCCGATGCCAACGGGACTCCCAAACCACTGACGTGGACCGCAACCGGAGCCGCAACCAGTGCCTGGCGGGAGACGGTGGTAGCGATTAACCCGGCACCAGCGGCCCCGAGTGGGTTACGAGCACTCCGCAGACCAATCATGCTGCAATAAAAGGAGAAGGAATGAAACTCTGGAAGATGACGTTGCTGTTGCTGGTGCCCTGTGTTGGGGCATGGGCGGTGCCTCTGGTGGGATGGGCCGGGGTGGTGGATCTCACCTGGACCGACAACTCCGTGACCGAGGACGGGTTCAAGGTTGAGCGCCGCCACGGTGCGACCGGGACGTTTTATGAACGTGCCAGTACCGCAGCCAACGTGACGACATGGACAGACACGACCGCAGAGGGCGGCAGTACGTGGTGTTATCGGGTGCTCGCCGCACGCGGAGCGGAACGCAGTGGTCCCAGCAACGAGGTCTGCGTTGACATGCCGGTGCCGCTGCCGCCGCTGCAAGCACCGGGTGATCTCAACATCAAGGTGACAGTTGACGTGACCAGCGGCACGAAAGGAGAAGCAAAAGAATGAAACATCTACTTATGGTGTTCCTGCTGGTTGGGAGTGCTGGGCTGGTATACGCGGACGAGCAGTTAGACATGACCACACCGATTCCTAATCCGGCTACCACGTCATGGAAACTGGACATGATTTCTATTGCCCGGACTGGAAAAGAGGTGCGGATGATCTTTTGCGAACCCTCGACAACACCGGGAGTCATCTGCAAGGAAGGCGGCAAACCCGTGACCTGTACGGTCTTGGGAGATGAAGCCGTCAATTTGAGTAAGATTCTTAATACCGCTAACCTCACCACCAACAGCTTGCAGAAGCGGGCACTTAACTACGCACAGGCCAACGGCTGCCTCCCCGCTGGTACGGTGACAGGAACCCCTGACCCATGAGCTGGATAGTACTCATTTTTATGCTGCTGTGGGTCTCTCCGGTGGACGCGACGACCTATTTCGTCGCAACTACGGGCAGTGATGCCGCCAATGGCACGTCTTCGGGGACTGCCTGGCGGACGATTCAGAAGGCCGCCGATACCGTCAATCCCGGTGATCTGGTCAATGTGGCTGCGGGTACCTATCAGGAGCGGGTGGTGTTTGGGAGGGCGGGCAGTGCGGGCAGTCTGATTACCTTTCTGTGTACAACCAACAGAGCGTGCATTGTTGATGGCGGTACCAGTGCCTCGGGCTGGACGCAAGCAGGCGGCTTTCCCAATGGCGTCTTTGAGATTGCTAACAGTGCCTATGGCTTCAGTGGCAACGTCCCGGCTCATGCGACCATTGGCGACCAGATGATTGTCTTTGTCCGACCCGGGATCACCTCGCAGGTTGATTATCTGGCGCAAGCTCCCGGCTCGGTCGAATGGCAGGGAGTAGAAGGAGCGTGCAAGAACTTTGGCACGTTCACCCGCTGCCGGTTCCAAGATGATGCTGACCCCGATACCAAACCCTTGAAGCTCGCACCCGAGAACATCGGCGCGTTCATGGTCTCGGGCGCAACCAAGGGCTACCTCACGTTTGATGGGTTTTACTTCAAGAACGCCTATAGCTGCCTCATTGTCGGTGAGGAAGCCCATCACGTCACCCTTCAGAATTCGACCTGTACCAACGGCTATTATGCGGTGTGGGTCCGGTTCGGCGCGCACGACAACCTCTTCCAGAATAACCGCTGGTTCGTGAATTGGATCTATGAGGACCACGGCCATCACAGATATACGCTAGTGAACCAAGCCAACGTCACCCAAGAGAACGTGTTTCAGGCGATGCGGGACGCCATGCCAATTACGAGTTCGTTCTACTTGATTGATCCAGGCAGCAATAACAAAGTCTTAAACAACGTCTTCGATCATACGGGGGCTGCTGGCATCTACCTCTGGTCCACCAACTATCTGGGTGACCCAAGTTATACCTATGCCAATACTGAGATTGGTTATAATTCGTTCAATAACTGCCAGGACTACTGCTTTCAGATTCAAGATACCAAAGCCATAAACTTCCAGTTCCACGACAACAGCATCAATACCTATTACAACGCCACACGGATTGGCCGGGTGCTCAATGCCAGCGGCGAGAACTTCTACTATTACCGCAATACCGCGACCAATCCCGATGGGTGTGCGGCGTGCGCACGGGGAGGAGACTTGGAGTTCTCGGCGGTTAACAGCGTTGCGGCGGGCATCTTCCCCAACGGCGGCAAAGGCTACTTCTACCACAATACGAGTAATGGGCGGGACTCTGGCATTCTCGCCTATTCCAACCAGAACATGCAGAACATCTTTTTTGTCAACAACATTATGAGTCCGGGCAAGAACTGGGTGATGGAGCTGGCGGGAGATCCCGCCTTTGGTAGCCGTCTCTGGATTGGCGGCGCGATGGGCAGCGGCAATGGAGCAGGGAATACGACCACGGCCCCGAGTTGGACGACCGCACCGATGATGTGGCGCACGAATATTCGTATCTGGTCGGATGCCCAGACCGATTTCACCCCAGCCGCAGGCTACGAAACCATTGATGCGGGCCTCAATTTGTCTACCACTTGGGGGCCAAGTCAGCCCGCGCTTCCTGGCATGAGTCCGGGCTATTTCGCCGGTACGGCTCCGGATCTGGGCGCCATTGAATTTGGAGCGGTGATCGCTCCACCGCTCGGCGTTCCGAAACTGAGCGGGAAGATCGTTCTCAGCGGACGCATTCAACTCGAATAGAGAAGGAGGACGTATGTATAGACTTTTAGTGATTGGATTGTTGGCACTGGGAACCGTGGCATGGGTACCCGTAGGACGGGCACAAGCCGATGACGCTTGTGTGCAGGAGAAGTTAGAGAATCAGCGACTCACCAAGCAGTTAGCCGAGTACCAGATTAACAACGGCGTGGCCGTACTCCGCCAGAGTACGGCAGAGATTACGCGATTAGAAGCGGTGGTAGCCGAACAACAGAAGGCAACCGCCGTGCAGAACGGCACCTCGACCACCGCACCGCCGACACCGACCGATGGCTCTACAGAGGCCACAAGACCCCAACAATGAGAATTTTCTTACTCATGCTCGCGCTTGCCCTCGCTCCCGTGGCCGAGGCAGCCACGCTTCAGGTCGGACCGACCCGCACCTATACGTTGCCATGTGCGGCGATTATGGCGGCGGCCAGCGGTGACACGATTGAGATTGACGGGGCGGATGGCAGCGGCAATCAACTGGTGTACGTCGATGACTTTTGTACCTGGAGTACGACCAATTTGACGATTCGTGGAGTGGGCAGTCAACGCCCGCACGTGCGACACGACTATGCGCAAATGCCGGGGAGCCAAGGCATGTGGCGACCAACCCATACCTACGGCACCGTGACGACACTGACGGTAGACAGTATTGAAATGAGCGGCGCACACGCGACCAATGCCCAACCGATCTGGCCCGCTAACACCAGTATGGTGCTGACCAATGTCTACTTCCACCACAATGATAACGGCATCCTGACCTTCAACGAGAACGTCGCCGGGGCGAGCCGCATGTATGACATGACGATTACTGGGAGTGAGTTCTTTGCCAACGGCGGCAGCACCAACGCCCAGAACAATGACGGTCACGCCCACAACATTTACATCGGCGAGATTCGCAATTTTACCATGACGGGCTCGTGGTCGCATGACAGTATGAAGGGACAGGATGTCAAGAGTCGGGCCAATACCACCACCCTCCTCTATAACCGTCTCGGGGATTGGCCGGGATTGCTACAAGTGAAGTACCCGCTTGCGGCCCCACGGATGCTGTGGACCGGGCAGAGTAACTACGAGATTGACTATTCGCTTGGCGGCACGCTCATCATCGTGGGTAACCTCATCATTCAGTCGTGCTCATCCCCCAACAAGATTATGCTGGCCTACCATTCTGAGGACCCGGATGCGGGCCAGGCAAACAGCGCCGAAGAGATGTATGTTACGAACAATACGTTTGTTGATATCTGCGAGGGCACGACCACAAATTTCATTCGCACCAATAAGGTCAACCCGACTATCCAAGTTATTCAGAATAACATTTTTGCTGGTGCGGCGGCGGGCAGTATGATCTGGGCAACCGGCTCCGGGTCGGGCGTCGCCCAGACCGACCCCGCCAATAATCAGAAATATGCAACAGTCGCAGCAGCCAACTTCGTCGATGCCACTAACCAGAATTATCACCTCACCGGGAGTTCAACGGCGATAGACGCCGCCACCGTCGATCCCGCTGCTGTCTATGGCGTCAGTCTGATTCCAGATAAGTATTACGTGCATCCCCGTAGCACGGCGACACGAACGACGACGGGGGTTCGGCGCGATCTCGGAGCCTATGAAAGTAATGCCTCGCTCACGGGTACGGTGCCCGCGCCAGTGGCGTATGCCCTGCCAACCGCAACCACCATCGTGCTTTCCTGGCCGCCTCCGATCACCGACACCGATATTACTCAATACCGGGTGCTACGGAATGCAGCCGCACTCGCCACCGTCACCAATGCCTATACCTATACGGATTCGACGGCAGCCGCAGACACGACCTACAGCTATACGGTGATTGCGGATCATGCCGGAGGCAGCAGCGCCGCCAGCGCTCCGGTGGTCTCGCACCGCATCAAGCAGGTCTCGGGAACGTTAGCCCCGGATCTCGGCTGGCAGGAAATCTTGAACACCACGCTCAATACGGTCATCAATCCGGCCACGTCCAACTTCGATGTCTTCTATCATACCGCTTTGACGCTGGACACGCAGAGTAATCGCATTCTCATTTGGGGCAACGGTCAGACCCGTCCGGACAATTCGGTCTATGCACTCAATATGAATACCCTTACTGTTGCCCAGCTCAATACGCCGCAGAGCGGGACCTGTACGGCTGGCACTCTGACGAGTGGAGTAGGGACCGGGCGGCCTTGTGGCCGACAGACCCGCGATTCGCTGGCCTGGCTATCAAACGTCAACAAGATGTTTGGCTGGGGCGGCTATGTCGGTGGCTTTCAAACCGACACCTGGTTGTGGACTCCAGGAACGGATACCTGGGAAAAGAAGACGCCAACCGGCACAGCGCCGCCGTCCGCTGATTACCCCTTCTCCACCTATGACCCGGTCTCGCAAAAAGCTCTCGTGCTCGACAAGGCGTGTCTCACCTTCTATGACCCCCTGACCGATGCTTGGAGCCGAGGGGCGGCGGGCTGTGTGGTATCATCGGGAGCGGTCGTCAACGGCGCGGTAGACCCCATCCGCCATCGTCTCTATACGTTCGGAGCCTTTACTGGCTACTTTGACTTGGACACCGGCAGCTTCACGGCCTTACCCGCGAATAATAACTGTACTCCGTTGATCGACACCGACCCTGGGCTGGTATGGGAGGCGCAACTCGGAAAAATGGTGGGGTGGATTGGCGGCGATACGATCTATCTGCTGGATCCAGTGACCAATACCTGTACGACGCAGGAGATTGCAGCAGGACCGGGGTACGCGGAGAATACGCTGGCAGCGTTCAACGTTGGCAAACGCCTCCAGTACCATCCGCCCACGGGCACACTCATTGCCTTTACCGATACCGACCGTAATGCGTTCGCGCTACGGCTCTCGACCGTGACCACCGGTGCCAACCAACAGACGGGCGGCGGTAGACGTGCGGGCGGCGGGCAGGAGAAGTAATGGCGATCTATTCATTCGTTGATGCACGGGCGCAACTGAAGGCACGCACCGGCCATCGGACCGATCTGACCGATACCGACTTCGATAAGTTCCTCAATCAAGCCCAACTTGTCCTCGCAACCAATGTCAAGGGACTAGATGTCTTCGACTCGTTTGCTTCCCCGCTCCTCATTCCCGCCAACGCAACGACCGTAACGATTGGGGTCGGCGGATTCAACCTGACCAATTTCTGGGCGGTGGAGTCGATGCGCAATCTGACGATTGGGCAATTCATGAGTCGGGGCGGGTGGAACGAACTCTCGCGCCTGACGACGGTTCCCGAGGGGCCGCAACTGCGCTGGCTGCGGCGCTTCAATCAGTTCTGGTTCTTCACCAAGCAAGCAACGGTCACTACCCAGGTCTCGATCAACTTCCGCAGACTGCCGGTACTCGGCACCTTAGAGACCCCAGATGAATGGTTTGAGCATTTACTGAATATTGCTTCGATCTATGTCTATCCGACGATTGGGAGAAACAAGGAGCGCGACGTGCTCTTTCAGCGGCTCCCGCAGAATTTGCAACTGGCGGTAGTCAATCCGACCACTCCGAGTATGTGGGAATCGGTCAATGACGAAAACCTTTCCTTCTATGCCGAACGATAGAGAAAATATGAACCACTACGAACCGAAGGATGAACCGATGAACACTAGTAACGAACCGATTGTGAGTTCAACATGGCGGGCGGAGGAAAAAGAGTATGTCAGAAGCAACCGTTTCCGCACCCGTCACCGATCCCAAGCAGATGCTGATGCAGATGTTAGCCACGTTACCGGGCCACATCACCGGTGGAGCCTTCATTCTCTACCTGATGTTCGTGTTCATGCCCGAGCGCGATGCACAACAGGCAGCGCTGTTGACCAAGCAAAGCGAGGTGCATGTGGCGGCCTTGGAGAAACAGCGCGGGGAATTCTTAGAGGCACAGCGTGTCTCGACGGAGAACTTTGAGAAGACCGTTAGGCGGTTACAAGACTCATGTTACGAGATTCGTACGGTACTGAAGGACGGGAAGAAGTAAGACCACGCCGCTGGCGCGTCTGGTTGTTCTGGATGCGCCAATGGATTCTGTTGGCGCTGGTCAATGTGGTGGAGTTGGTCGTGGTCTGTGCCGTGCTCTATGTCCTGTGGCGATGGTGGAGGTAACAGATGCACAGAAGAAAATACACCTACGGTCCATGCGCTCTTTGCAGCACATGCGGGCGACGATTCCTCGTGAGTGAGTTGCGCTACGTTGCCCGGTTCCAACGCTGGCAGTGCCGGGAAGACGATGACTCAGACACGCCGCCGGACGGGTGGAAAATCCCGCACCATCCATTCGAGGCCACCCGCACCACTGCCGCTCCACCGGTGGACGACGACCCCGCATTCTAGGACACTCTCGTGCCACAACAGCTTGAACCGATCATCTTAAAACCACTCGACCACATCGCCATGCCGGTGCAGGTGCTCCTGCAATTGGTCACTCCGGCAGACGGTCATGTGTTTTCCTTGACGGTGGATGGCATTGTCTACACCTTTGAGTTCGACAACAACAGCAGTCTCACCGCCCCGGGTCGGATTGCCATTCCCTTGGGAGCCAATGATACGGCGACCGCGACCACCTTTGTCACCCTCGCCCGAACGTTGATGGGCGACAAGATTTATTTTTCCAGTGAGGGCGGCTACGTCGATATGCTGGCACGGCATCCTGACACCAGCTTTGCTGCCCAAGCCATCAGCGGCACCTCACAGCTTGGCCCGGTGAGCAATTCCCAGCGATCCTTACCCACGGTGCTGATTGCCTTTAACCGTGAGGTGTTTGCTGCCGATGTCACCCGCGGAAAGATGGTGACGCTGATTCCGTTGGATGTCATTGCCTTCATCTTCGCACGCATTCAGACCAGCTTCAGTAATGCCAGCACCGTCAATTGGACTGGACAAGTCACGGTTCCCTCCAGTGGAAGAATCGAACTTATTAATGGGGGAGCCACGCCATACGTAGCCGGGAACTTCTTGCAACTGATTGTGACGGGAGACCGCTATGAGTAAGACCCGGCTCATTCCGCTCCCGCTGAAAGGACTCGATACCCGCTCCAGCTTCCAGACCTCGCAAGAAACGCTGTCCAGTATCACGCGGATGCGGGTGATCGATAACACCGTCAAACGCGGTGGCGACTTGAGTATTACCAGCATTGGTGGGCCGACCGGGACCGACGTCACCCGCAACCTCGTGCATATGTTCTTTGCCCCGCCGGGCCATGAAGAGAATATGCTGGTCGCACTGACCAATAACCGCATGGCGACCTACACGTTTACTGGCTGGAGCACCAAAGAGACCGGCTACAACGTCAATGTGTCGAGCATCAGCGGCGGCAACTTCCGCCCGCGGTTTGCCTGGGCCAACAGCGCGCACAAGTTTGTCTGGACGATGGCGGAAGCGACCCCACCGATCCGAGTCCGGGTGTATGATGGCACGACGATCACGCCGATTGCCCAGGACTACAGCGCGCGCCATCTGATTGCCTTCAACAAACGCATTGTCATTGCCAACACCTATGAGACCGGCAGTAGTAACACCGCCCGCATCCGCTGGTGCGCCAATGGCAACTTCTTAGATTGGACCGGCTTGGGCAGTGGCTTTCTGGAGGTGGGGAGTAACACCAGTAGCGGCGGGATTACCGGGCTCTATAACTTCGATGAGATTGCGGTGATTAGCGTGGTGGGAGAATTCATCGAACTCTTACCCACGGGAAGTTTGTTTCCAGTGTTTGAGTTGGGACGGCATTCTGAGGGAGTGACGGTGGCAGCCCCTAGGAGTTGGCAAGTGTGGAATCACATCGCCTTCTTCTTAGGACCTGATAACGTCTATGCCTGGGATCGGAGCAGTTTCAAAGCCATTGGCGATCCGATTGTGAAATCGCTGAAACCCTATTTGGACCCCTACCGTATGATGACCATTCAGGGGTTGGTGCTCCCGGCCCGTGGTGAGTATTACTTGCTGATGGCCTCGGGCGTGGATGAGGGCGCGAGTCAGGCGCTGATGTTCATTTACGACTTGAAGGCTGACCGCTGGTTCACGGATATTTATTCAGGCCGGACCGCACTGGGCAAGATTACCCAGACCTTGGCCCCGGCCTTCTTTAACGCTCGTCAATACGATGACTCAATGGAATATCTGGTGGCAGCCGATAATGTTGACCGCGTGTACTTAGAGAAGTCGTATCAAGATACCGAGACGGTGCCGGTCGCAGACACCGGATTCACGACCCAAGATTTCTTTGCTCTCAACAGCCAAGACATCCCTGACATGAACGCCAAGAACGAACTGCTCTCACTTATCTTCCGCACCCATCCACTGACCAAGGTCAACGTCGCAGTGTCGATTGATAAGGGTGTGAGTTTTATCGGTAGCATTGCCGTGACGGCCAATGCGCAGGGCATTGCCATGTATAACTTTATTGTCACGTTCTCCCATATCCGTTTCACCTTCGGTCAGAGAACCGGTGAGTTTCCCTTGATGATCGAGGGGCCCTTGGCAGTGGAATGGGAACGGGTTGGGGATACGTTCTAGGAGACAGTATGCAATTCAGAATCTTATCCAATCTCAGCGAACACTCACCCCTTGTGATTGCCGGGCGAGCGGAGGATGGGGACGTGGTGCAGTTCACCATCCAAGATGGTGGTCACACGACGGTCAGAGCGAACCGGGCCATCACCAGTGCGGAAGCCCGCAGAGTGCGACAGATGTTTCACGACATCATCTCCGCATCGGGGACGTTCCCGCTCTTTCGCACCGTGGTGCGAGACGATGACGAGACCACGCTGGCGATCTTCCTGATGAGCAGTTGGAACAATGACGGGATCTGGCGCAAGCTGGTGAAACACGAAGACGGAACTTTTAGTGATGGGGTAATATTGACGTTTGAGAACAACGCCGAACCTTCAATGAATAGCGAGGTGAGAGATGGGACTGTTCAGCAATCCGAAGCAGAAGCAGAAACAGAAGACCGTACAGACGCTAACGCCAGAAGCACTGGCAATCCAGCAGTGGCTGAGCAACTACCTATTGACGCGCTTGCAGAGCCTGGGCAACCCGACCTTTGGCCAGTTTAGGATAGGTGAGAATCCACAGTTCACGGCACCCGGTGTCACCCCAGAACAGGCGCGAGCATTGCCAGGAACGGGAACGCCGCAGCAGGAGTTTCCTGGGGTGAATCCGATCCTGTTGAATCCTGCACTCCGGCAGCAGAAGAAGGGAGGATAACATGGACCCGACACTATTGATGCTACTCATGAACATGATGGGCAACCAGCAGCAGCAACCACAACAGACCTCATATGGTGGGCAATTCGGTGGCATGAACCCCGGTTCTCTTGGTGAGCTGATGTACGGCATGGGCGGGATGAATCCCTATGGATTCGGCAGCCAGCTTGGGGGGGGTCCGCCACTCTCACCGGACTTCTTCAGCCAACTGTTTGGTGGTCTCCAACAACCCGGTCAGACCAGTAACATGAACACCTACGGCGGCGCGTTCCCCCCGAATTATGGCGGGTATCAGCAGCAACAGGCACCAGCACCCAACTTCACGACCGCCATGCTGCAAGCAGCCGCACCTCCAGCTCCGTCCTACACTGGTCCTCAACCTATCGGGGTCGATCCGGCATTATGGGCGGCGAGTGGACCGGGCGGGCTCAGCACCCAGGAGGGCGGCTACTCACAAGACCCGAGCTACTGGCAGAACATGAACCGTATAGCGAGCGGCACCCAGACCTTCACTCCGTGGACGCAGGCACCACTCGCAGCAGGCGTACGTGGGAAACCAGCACGTAGCGGATTCAGAGGGATTCCGGTTCCCCAAGAGAATACGGCAGGCTACACGGTTTCAAACCTGTCGCAGCCGTATGGAGGAAGCAGCCCCAGCCTCTTTGGATCGATCCCCGCAGCCGCTCCCACCGGACAGCGGCCACCTCCCGGATACGCCACTGCGGGGCGGTCGATGAGTCCTGTCAACATCACGCCAACGATTGGCAACACCGGGATTATCCCCCCAGGAGGGGGACTCGTGGGCGGTGGCATTGGACAGTCGATGAGCGGCGGCAATCCGTATGGTACGGGTGGCGTTCTTGATTGGCTGCGTGGCATCCCGCGCTTCTAGGAGAATTTATGGCAGAAGAAAAGTTTACCAGAGCCGATTTGGAATACATCTATCGTGACATATTGGGCCATGACACGCGGGCCAAGAAGGACGTGGATAAGCTGATGAAGAAGCTGCCCGCGCAATTCACCTTGGCCGATCTGCAGAAGGTGACACCGAAAGGGATTAGCGACTCCGCGTTCCAGGGAGCGCTCGGCTACATGCAGCAAGCAGTGCAAGCCGCACCGGCCATGCAACAGCAAGCTCCAGCCTCTCAACAAACCCTACCAGCAGCAAACGCCACAGCAGGCCGGTCGATGGCACCCACCCAAGGAACAACGCCACAGACCGGTGGTACTTCGGGTGTCACGAGTAGTACTCCAGTAGGCCAAAACGACCGCCTCGCGGAGTACATGCCGGGGCAAGGACTCGCCACCCAGAGTCTGCAAGATCGGTTCCTCGGGATGGGACCAGGAGGATTTGCTTCTCCTCCTACCTATGCTGAGAACTACATGCAGAACCGCTTGCAGAACTTCCAACCCACCGGTGCCAGCCAGTTAGAGCAATACCTTGCCGGTCAGCTTGGACAGGGACCAACCGCACCCAGCGGAGTTGAGCAATTGCTTGCCGGTCGGATGGCACAAGGACCGACCGCGCCAAGTCCAGCCGAACAGCTCTTGCTGCGGCAGATGCAGCAGGGACCGCTGCCGGTGAGCGGGCTTGAACAACTGTTAGGGGGGTACGCGGCCAGAGGCCCGCAGGGACTCACGCCGGGCGCAAGCCAGTTCGAGCAGATGTTAGGGACCCAAGCCCAGAATCCTTTCCTTGCGAGCCTCGCACGGGGCGAGATCCCACCGGCGATGCAGCAAGCACTCAACGCCAACTTAGCCCTCTCCAGAGCGGGCAGCTTGGAGTCACAGAACATGGGCGGCGCTCTTGCCAGTAGTGATCTGGCTGAAGGATTAGCACGAGCGGAGAACGACGCCAGATTAAACTTCCTGGCCAGTATGCAAGGACAGGCAGGGAATGCCGCCGGTATTCTCGGCCAACTGGCAGGTGCAGGCGGTGGACTCGCCAACCAGAGAATGGGAATCGGGGCAAGCCTCTTTCCTGCCCTGACCGGGCAAGGGTTAGGAGCGGAACAAGCGCGTCAGGGACTCGACTTGCAGCGACTCCTTGGCACCGGCAGCCAACTCCTGGGCGGGGAACAAGCCCGCCAGGGGTTGGACCTGCAACGCCTGCTTGGCACCGGCTCGCAACTCTTAGGAGCACAACAGAACCGCCAAGGATTGGACCTGCAGAGAGGACTGGGCTACGGCGCACAGCTCCTTGGCAGCGAACAGAACCGTCGAGCGACCGACATTAACCGAGACCTCGGGTTTGCCACACCTCTTCTCCAGACCCAAGGGAACGTCTCAGAAAACGCCATGAATCGCTATCTCGGCACGGGCGGGGCACTCTCCAGCTTAGATGCGGCCAACCGGCAGAACGCCTTGGGAATGGCCTACCAGGACTATTTACGGGGCCTTGGATTGCCACCCGAGGTGGCGGCGTTGTTAGGATTGGCAGGCTTAGGCGGTGGGACAACCAAGAGCACGGGCAGCGCCAAGACGAGTGGCGGCCAGGGGTGGGATTTATTAGCGGCAGCGATGGGTGCAGCAGGTCAAGCGGCCTCGGGATTCGGCTACTAGGGAGGAGAATATGGATGAAGACTTTTTCCTCGGTAATTTTAACACTCCACTCTCCGAACCAGAAGAACTGAAGTTTCAAGCGTGGGCAAGAGACTTGAGTCGTCAAATGGGTCGGGACGTTCTCATGGATCTGTACGACTACGACTTGCGCGGGCTCTGGAAGAGTGGCGGCGGGTTTGGAGCTGATGCGCACGCAACCGACCAGTTCAAAAAACCGAACCATCCGACTTTTTCGATTGAGTCGCAATACAACGGAGTGCCACGACCGGACGGCGGGGTTTTTCAGGGAGGGCATTGGTTGGGCGAACAATTCGTTCCGCCAGGTGACAGCTCAACGCAATGGGGAGTACCGGGAACACAAAATGATCCGCTTATGCAAGTGCTGATGGGAGCACTCTTGAGTAAATAGGAGGGAGTGATGGCAGACGTAATCGACCAATCGGGACTTTCGTTACTCGATACACTTGGTGGAATGCCGATGAATGCCGGTATGGGAATGCCGCAAGCACCACAAGCCCCCGGTAACATTGGCAACCTCTTAGCTGCACTTCTTGGTGGAGGTAGGGGAGGGATGCAACCACAACAACCAGGAATGGGGATGGGCGCGGTCGATCCCCGCGCCATTCAGATGATGCTCTACCAACGCTTGAACCAGCCGAGCCAGAACAAGTTTGCCAACGTCATCAATCCGATTGTTGCGCTTCTCACCGCTCGGCAGATGACCCCAGCAATAGTCCAACAGCAAAAGCAACAACTCCAAAACGAGTACATCAAACAGGTGCTTGAGGCGTTGAAGGTAGGAAGCGGTATCACCCGCGACCAGACGGCAGCGGCACTGAACACCGCCAAGACCGGAGCGGCAAAGCGGGAGGCTGACATTCTCGGCGACATTCCCCATGAAGAGTTGGTGCAAGGCGAGCGGGCCAAACGCAAAATCATTGCGAGTCCAGGCGAGACCCTGCGTGCCGAGCAGGGCAAGGAAAACATTGACCTGAGAAAGAAGGGGTTGGAACTCCAAGAAGCCCGCAACAAACTGGACGAACAACAGAAAGCCTTTGACCGCGAGATGTCTCAGCTCAACTACGGGCAACGAGAGCGAGGACAAGCCGCCACAGAAAGCTACCGTCAGGCGACTGAGAAACGTAAGGGCGAGGAGTTCGGCTCAAACTACGAGTTCAAAGTACTGGGCGCAGAGCAAAAAGAGCGACAGTACGAATCTACTCTTGCACGACAGAACCGTAACTTTGAACAACGAGAACGCGCCATCCGCGCCCGTGGCGGCTCGCCGGAAGCTGCGGCTAAGAAACAGGAGCTGCTGGATTTACGGGTGCAACAAGCCAAACTCAACGTTGATGCCGCGACCAGCAAAGCCGAGAATGCACCACTCAAAAAACAGTGGGATGCCGCCGTGCGCATGGGCATGACACTCCCAAGTGCAGACAAAGCCAAGTTCGGCAAGAACAATCTGGAACCACTCTACAAAGAAATGACGGGACGAAGCCTTGCCGTCCCTGATAACAGTTGGGGTGAATGGTTCAATATGTTCAATCCCTTTGCTGAAGAAGAAACCATCTCTCCGCCAACCGCAGTAGCAACCCCCGGTCAGGTGCCGGTGACAACAGAGACCGCTGTGCCCTCGGTCAAAACGCAAACCGGCACGACTCTACCGATGACCGACGCCCAGCGTGCGCTCCAGAACTACAAGCTGAAGAAATACGGCACGGCAGGACAGTAACGTGGAATACAAAGAGACGCAAACCTTTAGCGCCGACCTCACCAAAGAGCTGGCCCCACAGATCCAGGGTGGCAACCAGGCCGTCACCGATACCCTTGCCCAAGCGCTCAATGGGATTGATCCGCAACTCTCTGCGTTTGTCGTGGAAGGACTCAAGAGCCCACAGACCACGCAGTACGCGGTCGATGCACTGATAGCCCAGTTGAACGACCAGAGCGCCTTTCAGTTGATGAACCAGTTGGCACCGATCACCAACAACGCCGCCTTCTACGCCTTCAAGAACCCACAGACCGAATCCGATCCATCTCTCATCTCACCCGACCTTATTACCGAAGCCGCGAGTATGGCCCCGCATCCACTGGCGGCAGGCTCGCAGCTCTTGGAGCAGGGAGAGGTGGCAAGTGCAGAATTCGTCAAGCAACTCGCCGACCACGGCGCAAAAACGTCAGCCGACATTGAGAAAGGATTAACACAGTTCAAGAACGTCTTGGGTTCCCTTGAGAAGATCGAAGTCGAGACAGAGGGCGACCAAGGCGTGGTGGCGATGGTGGTGAAACATCCAGCCATGCCCGACATGCCGGTGATGACGTTGGTGGGTGAGATCGATCAAGAGGGCATCTGGCGACCGGAGATGGAAGGGTTCGGCGTGGGGACACCGGCGCAGGCGCGGCTCAGTAGCATCCTTCAGCAAGGTAACGTCTTGCAAGCGCTGCAACAGGAATATCATGTTGCGGGAATCGAACCGATTGTCCTCTCACTGGCCGAGACCAAGCCGGAGTTACGCCCGGCTCGCAGCACGCTGGCCGTTGAGGAGTTAATGGCTGACCCAGAGTTTCAGGCCATGTCACCCGAGGACCAACAGGGCGTGTTGCAGATGTACTTCGATGAGCACGTAGCGACCGACCCAGACATTGCCAACGCCATTCAACAGAACCCCCAAGCACTGGCTGACATCAAATGGGAATACTTGAACGGTAGTCCGATTGGTGCGCCTCCAGCTCCTGGCAGTTTGGTGCAGCGCGCTCTTGAGATGACCGCAGGCGTGTTTGGCAACGCCTTTAGTGCAGCGGCAGCAGGCGAAACGTTAGGTGCAACCACGCAAGCCGCGCAACTCGGCAGCATGGCCTTGGGCGCACAGCCGAGCATC